TCAGGACGACCGCCGCCGCCTCTCCCACTGCGGCGGCTCCGCCTTGTCGACGGCCGACTTCTCCCACGTCTCCTGGAGCGCCCGCGCTATCCCCAGCTCCATCTCCGGCGACGTGTGGCTGTACGTCCCTTCCACGCCCTGAAGCTTGTGTCCCATCCGCTCCTCCACGGCGACCCGCGGGTGCCCCTGTTCGTCCAGCCACACCTTGTGGCCGTGCCTCAGTCCGTGCGGCACCATGTCCGCCAGGCCATCGACCGCCGGGAGTGCTGGCTGCGCCTTACGGCCGCGGCGTACAGGCTCGGCGTCCTGGCCGACCAGGATGGGCTTCCAGAAGCGACCATAGAACTGGTCGTCCACGCGCAGCGGCCGGCCGCGCTGCGAGGGGAAGACGAGCGTCTCGTGGGCGCCTGCGGCGAGGACCTCGGACAGCAGGTCGCCCAGGAAGGGCGGCAGGATCAGCGTCCGGTACGAGCTGTACTTCGGCGGGGTCAGGGTGAAGCCCTTCGGCAGTGCGATCTTCTGCCCGGTGCGCAGGCGTGCGTCTGCGGTGAGGTTGTTGGCCTTCGCGATCTCCCCGGCCCGCTTGACGTCGGCGAGCCGTAGTCCGGCGATCGTTTCCAGCGTCTCGCCCTTGTTCACGGTGTGCCTCGCGGGCTCGGTCAGCCACTGCCCTTGCCACTGCACGCGCAGCGACTTGCCGTACTCGAGGGCCAGGAGGTGGAGCTGGTCGCGGCGAAGGCCGGCGACCTCACCCATGCGGAGCCCGGTGTAGGCGACGGTCAGGATCATCGCGTGCCACTGGAGGCCGCGCAGGGTGCGGGCGTTGTCGGCGACGAGACGGACCTGACGGGGGGTGGCCCACACGTAGTCGTCGTCGGCCTCTACGGTGACGTGGCGGCCACGGCGGCGCTTGGACGCGGTGGGCATGGGGTTGTGCGGGATCAGCTTCTCTTCCACGGCGTCATCGAGGAGCATCCGCATGAGGCCTTCGATGGCCTTGACGTAGTTGGGCTTGTGCTGCTTGTTCAGCTGCTGCTGCCAGCGCTTGTAGCTCATCGACGTGATGTCGCCGATCGGGGTGTCCTCCCACTGCGGGAGGATGACCGACCGCAGTCGGCTGCGGTAGGTCTGGACGGACATCTCGGAGACGTCCATGATCTCCAGCCACTCGATGACCCACTCGCCGAACGGCTTGCGTCCGTCGCTGGGGTTGATGAAGACCTTCCGTTTTACGTCGGTCTCCTGCGCGCGCCCCCAGTCGAGAGCGTCCTGCTTCGTCTCGAAGCCGCTCTCGGAGTCGTACCGGCCATCAGGGAGTTGGTACCTGACGCGCCAGCTCTTCCCACGTTTCTCCGCGTATGCCACGCCCTGGTTCCTTCCGGGCCGATGACGGCAGGCACCCCTGACTGCCAGTCATCTCTCTAGGGCTACGCCGGTGCCGCCTTAATTGAGCGGGCACCCATTCTGGCTGCACGCGGCGCAGTCTCCTCCTTGTCGCTGTACCAACTGGCGTGCGATCCGTCGGGTTGCGGGGTCGGTGAGGACCTTGGGCGTCATGACGCACACGATCGTTTCTCCCACCAGGCCCGACCAGCCGACGAAGCCCGGCCCTTGGTCCAGCGTGATGAACTCGTGCTGCATAAGCCCCCTTCCAGCGCAGTGGCATTACGTGTCGTTGACCATTACACACACCGCGTGGTGACCGAAAGGAGGCACTCGAACTCAAAATCGAACAGTCAGTAACGATGCCGCTACAACAAAAAGTTGTACGGCCAGGGGCTTGCGTTTTAGTCGTCGCTAGCCACAATGCCGCGCCTCTGCAGCTCAGCGACAACCCCCTCACTCAGCTCCGCCATCTTGCCCGCCGGAACGTCCGGCAGGGTCGCGATGATCGCGTGCTGCACAGCCTGGCGAGCGGCATCCGCACCGGCCACCGGAGCGATCCGGACGCCCTCGAACTCCTCACCGGCCTGCTGTAGCTCGGTGGCTCCTTCGATCACCGCCATGCAGGCGCCGGGCGCCAGGCCGAAGGCGCGCTCGATCTTCGTGTACGTGACGTCATGAACCGACTCCCCCCTCTCCACCCGCATGTAGGTGGTGTGGGTCAGCCCTGCGGCGTCGGCGGCCTGTTTCTTGTGCCAGCCGTTCTTCGTCCGCCTCTGAGCGATGAGCCTGCCGAGTCGGCGCCGGCCTTCCTGGTCGGTGGTAGTCATGAGCCCCATCGTTTCAGGTACTGCCAGGAACCGCCAGGAACACATACCGGCCAGCGATAGCTCTTGGCGAACGCTCACAGGAGCCCCGCATTCCACCCGCCATCACCTCCCAGCTTCTGCGACTAGATGCGAGTTACTGCTAGCAGTTCCTAATAGAAACTGATAGCTTCTGAGACATGACGGCACCCCGAGCTACCTACGAGGTGGACGGGTCAGCGATACGCAAACGCCGCATGGCACTTGGCATGCAGATCGCTGACCTCGCCCGCAACGCAGGCATCACCCGCAGCTACGTCTCGCGGCTGGAAACCGGCGTGCGGCGCCAAGTGCGACCCCCCACCTACAAGGCGCTCCGGACCACCCTCGGCGTCGACACCGCCGACGACCAGCTGCTCGCCAAGCGCGAGCCCAACACCGAATGAGGCGACCCATGTCCACCAAGACCCTCACCGTGGAGGACTTCACCGACGTCGCCGAGACGTCCCGCCGGCTCGGCATCGGCCAGCGCCGACTCCGTGACGGCGTCAACCACTTCGGGTTCCCCGCCCACCGCATGGGCCGGAAGTTGATGTTCAGCCCCGAGGACCGCGCCTGGATCGCGGAGAAGCACCGCATCCCCGCCGGTCGCAGCGCGAACCGCCGCGTGCGCGCCGCCGCCGCCTGATCCACCCCTGACGCGCCGAAGGGCCGCCCGACTTGCCCGGCCTGGCGACCCCCGACTCGGCGCCACTCACAACCACAGAAGGAGAGGCCACCGTGGCTTCGATCATTCCAGACCAGCAACTCCCCCGCCGTACCGAGTCCGGCATGCACACCCGCGCCATCAACACGGCCGCCGGCGTGCTCCTCGCCGCGATGCAGCAGGGACGGCAGACGCCGACCGGGCTGGCCATCGCCCTCGACTCCGCCTGCCTGCTCAACTCCCCCGAGACGGCCGCCGAGCTCGAGCGCCTGCGTGAGCGGTCGACCGCCGCGCTGTCCGAGCTGGGCGCCGAGGAACGCGCCGCGATCGCCGCGCACCTGGCCGACACGAAGCCCGCCTCCACTGCGCTGGTCGCCGGTATGGCGAAGACCGTGCGCGACGTCCGGGAGCACGAGCACCCGACGTGGGAGGACCTGTACTGCCTCAACCTCGTCTCGTACATGGGCGAGCGGATGGGGCCGGTGCTGCGTCGTCTGCTGGACGCCGAGGCCCGCGTCGCCGAGCTGGAGGCCCGGCTCGCCGAGTACGAGCGGCCCGTCGACGAGGACCCCATCGCCTACGTGCTCACGGACAAGGCCGACGCCGAGGACATCGTCAGGCCGTGCGGCTGCCCGAAGCGCTTCAACCGGCACGCCGACGGCTGCCCCACGCTGGCCGCCGAGGACGACGTGACGCCGCAGGTGACCAAGCTCCGCGCCCGGCTCGCCGAACAGCGCACCGCGGCCACCGCCGAGATGGGCGGTGCCCAGTGAGCGGCGCGCAGATCACCGTCTTCTGGGAGGCCAAGGCCGAGGTGCGCTCGTCGAAGCCCCCGCTCGGCTGCCTCTACATCGACGCCGCCGGGATGGGCAACGGCGCCGCCCTGACGCTGATGTTCGACAGCAGGATGCCGCTGCCCGAGCAGGCCGCCATCGCGGACCGGGTGTTGGCCGGCGTCCAGCGCTGGCGGGACGGCATCGCCGAGAAGGTCGAGCGCGAGCGGACCGCCGAGAAGGAACTCGCCGCCGCGCGCGAGGAGATCGCCCGGCTCAAGGGCGAACTCACCGAGGGCGGTGACGAGTGAACGCCGCGACCGCCACCGAGTGGCTCACCACCTTCACGGTCGGCACCGCCGCGTTCCTGCCCGGCGCGCTGCTGATCCTCGCCCTCAAGGAGGCCTGATGTTCGGGCTCATCACCATCCGCCGCCACCGCGCCGAACTCCTCGCCGCCCGCGCCGAGAACAACCGGCTGCGCGACGAGCGGGACGCTGCGGCCGCCGAGCGGGACGCGTTCAAGGAGGCCGCGCGCACCGCCGCCCGCATCGTCGACCAGGGCCCGGTCCTCGCTGAGGGCTGCCGCCCCGGCAAGAAGACCCCGCTGACCGTCCAGCTGCTCCGCAGCCGCGAGCAGGCCCGCGCCCTCGACAAGCGGCTCGCCGAGCTCGAGGTCATCAACCGCCGCTGCACCTGCGGGCGGAACCGGTGAACGTCGAACGCGGCAGCGGCTGGATTGTTACCGCCGCCCGCGAGAACACCCGCGAGGAACGCGTCGCCGCCTCCCGCGTAGTGCTCCAGCGGGCCCGTGACCGCGACGACCTCCACCAGCTGCTCGACGCGCTCGGACTCAACAACGACACCAACCAGGGGAACTCATGAAGTGCGGCGAGCCCAAGCCCGACAGCAGCTACAAGACCTGTGACCGCGACCTCCGGCACAACGGCGATCACGAGTACCTCGGGGAGCGCTGGCCGCGTCCCGTCCCGGCCGAGCCGGACTGGGACATCCACGAACTGCTCGAGACGGCCATGTCCCGGAGCAAGACCTGGACGGAGGGGCCCAGCTTCCCGGTCATCGTGACCGAGACGATCACCCGCGTCATCTGGGTCGAAGCGGAGAACGAGGACCACGCCCTCGCCTACTACGCCGACGACTGGACGGACGTCCCGCTGCGGGACGCCGAGGTCCTCGGCGCGGACCTGGAGTTCGAGCGGCCCGACAAGTACCAGCGCGAGGCGGCATTCCGGTCCGCTCGCAGCGGTAACAAGGTCGGTCCGCTGGTCGCCTGCCCCGACTGCGGCGCCACGGCGTTCAGGCGGGAGTGGTTCCACAGCCCGTACCGAAAGTGTCACGGTCCGATCCAGTGGCGGCAGGGCGGGCACGGCCGGCCGATGCGCGAGTTCGTGGCGGCCCCGGTCGGCGGCACCCGTCAGGTGGTGACGGCATGAGCGACTCGATCCTCGTCCGCGTCACGCTCGACTCCTACGACGCGCTGTACCCGTCGCGGAGGCAGACGCAGGTGTACGTGCAGATCCCCGAGGTGGCCCGCGCGTCCTGGCTGCTGGACGCCGACCTGTTCAGCGGGCTGAAGCTCATGCCCTGGCCGAACGTGGTCGACGCCGCCATCGAGGACTACCGCGCGGGCCACGTCGTCTCCGACAGGGACTCCGCGAACGCCCGCGAGGCTATCCAGGCGTGGCTGCGGGATGACGCGAACCGGGATGAGATGCAGGCCGCCTACGAGCTGGACGAGGCGCGCCGGCACCCGGTGGCGCGGAAGCTACTGGCGGAGAACATCGAGCTGAAGGCGCAGCGCGAACGGCGCCGTGCCCGGCTGGTGGCGCTCCAGAACGACGCGCTGAACATGCGGGGTGCGCTCTCCCCGAACGGCGAGGACCGCAAGGTCCCGTTCCCGCTCGGGGAGACGCTCACCCCGGCGGTCGACTGGCTGATCAGCCGCGTCACCGAGCTGGAGGTCGCCGCAGTTGAAGGGCGGGCTGCTCTCGCTGCCCTCTGCCACGACCTCGAAGACCCGGGAAGCAACGCCTTCGGAGCGCTGTACCTGCTGCAGCAGGCCACGCCCGGCACGCCGATGGAGCCGGGCGAGACCGTGCCGAAGGTCTACCGGGCGTCGCACGACTCGATCGTGATGGGCCTGTACACCACGGCCACCGAGGCGCGCGCCCACTGCGAGGCCGAGGAGCGCCGGGCCAACAGCAGCGAGGCCACGTTCGACTGGATCGAGGACGAAGAGGACGGCGTCGCCGAGCTGGTCGCCGAGACCGTCCTCGGTGAGGAGAGCACGGGCTACGTGGTCACGCCGCTCGAGGTCGCCTCCGCCTACGACGAGGAGGCCGACGAGTGAACGCCGCAACGCCCGCCGAGTGGCTCACCGTCGCCGCCATCAGCACCGCCCTGTACCTGCCCTTCGTTGCCGTCATGTTCGCCGCCGGGAGCGACCTGCCGAACGTGTCGCTGGACGGGGCGCGCGACGCCGCCGAGCGGGTACGGCTGGTGCTGGCCCTGGGCTGCCGCCTGGAGACCGAAGAGATCAGCCGGTGAGCAGCCGGGTCCCGGAGCCGTGCGACGCGCCCCGCGGCAACCACGACGGTGAGTTGAGGTTCTACGTCACCGGCTGGAAGTGCGACGCCCACAGTCCGTGGGCCGCCAAGGGGTTGCCCAAGCCGGAGCCGGGGCCCGGTCTGCCGGCTGCCGCCTGGACGACGCCGAGCCCGCTCAACGACAGCCGGGTGCACGACGCCCAAGCCATCGCCAGCGGCAAGCGTCGCGCCAGCTTCTACGCCTACCGCGCCGCACAAGCGGCCACCACCAAGGGGACGACGTGAATACCCGACGTGCTAGCCGCTACGTGCCCGTCACCTTGCTGCCGCCCGTCACACACAGCGCCGTCAGCCTGGACATGGAGGCGCTGACGTCAGGGCCGCGGTTCGTCCGTACCCGTGGGATGAGTCGCTGGCACCGCCCCCGGTCCGGCGTCCGCTTTGCCGAGCGCGACCGCATCGCCTACAGCTGCTGGTGCGGATACGGCGTCGGCGGCAGCGAACGCGCCGGCGCCTTCCTCGCCGCTGACGAACCGCCCCTCGGGGAACCGGTGTGCGGCACCTGCGAGGGCCGCGCCGCAGGGGCCGGGCAGGACGACAGCCCGACCGGCCGCCAGCTGCTCTTCACGCCCCGCGACATCGACCCGCCGAAGAACTGCCCCGCCTCCCGCAGCTCCCTCTTCGAGGAGCTGTCCGGCGGGCGCGTCGGCCGCTGCCTCGCCTGCGGCGACATGCAGCCGCTGCGCGCCATGGGCGGCCCGTACAACCCCCGCTACGCCATCGTCCAGCACCCCACCGGCCAGGCCCTCGTGGACCCCTGCCCGTTCCACCGCTGGCGCCAACTCACCAGGCGCGACGGCCGCATCGTCTGCGCCTGCGGAAGGGAGACCGCACAGTGAGCCAGCAGCTCCAGTTCCCCGAGCCCATACAGGGCACCGTCAACCCGTCCGCGGGCGAAGCGGCCAAGGCCGACGGCATGGCCCTCGCCCAGGCGAACACCCCGATCAACTGGGCCGACGCCTGCGCCGCCGCCATCGAGCTGATGGCCCGCCGCGGCGTCGAGTTCCAGGCCGCCGACCTGATCGCCGGGGGCCTGGTCCACGAACCCGACAGCCCGAACCGGTGGGGGCCCGCGTTCCTCAAGGCCTCGGCGGCCGGCGTCATCGAGGCGGTCGGCTACGCGAAGTCGAAGCGCGCGACGGTGCACTCCTCCATCTGCCGCACCTGGCAGGGCACCGCCGAGTACCGGCAGGGAGCGGCGGCATGACGGCCGCGGAGGTCGTGCCCGCTGCGGGGACGATCCGCCGCCTTCAGGCCTTGGCCGTTGCGGGCTGGCCCCTGTCGCGCCTGGCCCGCGAGACCGGCCTGTCGCCCTACCGCATGGACCGGCTGATGACGGCGGACACCGTCCCCGTGGCCACGGCCCGCGCGATGGCCGCCGTGTACGCCCGCTACAGCGGGGCCAGCCCCGGCCTGTGCGGCGTCTCCCACCTCCACGCCCGCGCGGCCCGAGAGCGCGCAACTGCCGCCGGATGGGCACCGGCCGCCGCGTGGGACGACGACACGATCGACGACCCGGCCGCCATCCCGCAGTGGACCGGCCACTGCGGCACCACCCGGGGCGCCGACCTCCACGAGCGGCACGACATCCCCCTCTGCCCGCCCTGCGAGGCCGCCCTCTACCGGCGCCGTCTTCGCGCTGAGGCGCGCGCCCGCCGCGCCCTGTCCACCACCCGCGTCTGAGAGAACGAGAGACCCAGTGAGCGACGAGCAGGCCCCCGCGAGCGGCAGCGTCCCGAACGCCTTCGGGAACGCCCTCGCCTGGAAGTGGACACGGCAGATGCCCACCACCGTCCGCCGGTCCGGCCTGCCCACGCTGCTCTACGCCCTGCGCGCCATGGCCAACGCCGGCGGTGAACTCCGCTTCAACGGCGACCGCAAGCCCATCCGGATCCAGGACATCGCGAAGGCCGCGTGCTGCGACGAGAAGGACGCCCGCCGCTACCTCGAGGCTGCGATACGGGCCGGGGTCGTCACGGTGCGGGGGGAGCGGAAGCGGGGCGTGCCGACGCTGTACGTGCTGCTGCCGCACCCATTCCCCGACTGGACTGCGGCGGCCGATTACCTCGAGTCGACGAAGCGGGATCGGGCGGGGCGGAAGCCCGCTCCGTGGGTCGGGGAGGGCACCGAAGTTCGGGGGGCGTCCCCCGAACCCGAGACGGAGAAGTTCGGGGGACCGCCCCCGGAACTTACCGACGGTACGGAAACCGAAGTTCGGGGGACCGCCCCCCGTTGGAGTTCGGGGGACCGCCCCCCGATTGGTTCGGGGGACCGCCCCCCGAACAACCCAGGGGTTACCCATGTCTCTACCCATGACGGGGCCGGGGTCGGTTTCCAACCTCAGGTAGTGGGCGCTCCCCACGACCAGATCGATCACCAGGAACCCCACCACGACACCCCGCCGCCGGAGCCGGAGCCGGACCCCGACGACCACGAGACGTGGACCCGCTGCCGCTCCTGCCGCCGGCCGATCCTCCCCGACCCGCAACGGCCCGGCCGCACCGTCCACGCCCGCTGCGAAACACCCGCCGTCCGCCTGGAGAGGCACACCGCATGACCACGCCCATTGACGAACTCCGCACCGCCGCCCAGACCCTGATGGACCTCGCCGACATCGCGCGGGAGGACCTCGACACCGGCGACTACTGGAAGCCCTACAACTCCGCTACCGCCTGGCGAGACGGCCTCACCAACGGCATGGGGGGCGCCAGCGGCGACCTCGCCGCCGTCTTCAGCCCGACCACCGCCCACGCGCTCGCCACCTGGCTCCGAGCCGAGGCCGCCATCTGGGACGCGGTCGAGACCGTGAAGGCCGAGTACGGACCGCAGGGCCTCAAGGTCACCACCCCGCTCAGCACGCACGCCCAGGCCCTCGCCGTCGCCCGAGCCATCAACGGCGGTGAGCAGCCGTGACGCGCCGCCTCACCCACGCCCTCGCCGTCCTCTACGCCCTGGTCGCCCTCGGGCTCATCCACTGCGCCACCGTCAGCTGGAACGCCGGCGCCTGGCCGCACGCCGCGTTCCTCGCCGGCGCCTCACTCCTCCTCGTCACCGCGGTCATTCACCACTCCTACCAGCGCGACGAACTCCGTTACGCCTACGCCCGCCTGGAACGTGCGTCCCGGCCGCCCGAACCCCACCCCGCCATCGCCGAAGAGATAGCCCTCGCCTGGCAGGCCCTCGAGGAAGCGTGCTGCCTGCGCTGGTGGGAGTCCGGCGAGCGCGGCGACGAGCACGACCCGGCCACCTGCACCCGGAAGGACCAGACCACGTGAGCGAGCCCCGCTACACCGCGAGCACCATCACCGACGAAGCCCTGGACCAGATGTACCGCCGCATCGAGACGCTGGAGCACGTGGCTGCGGGCAACAAGGGGCACGTCCAGCTGATCGTGCCCGAGCTGGAGCGCGCTGAGGAGCGCGCCACCATCTACCGGGCCGCGTGGCACAGCGCCCGTCGCCGCGCCCGCGTGACGTCCGACGAGCTGACCCGCCGCGCCCCGCTCACCGGCCAGTACGCCGCCGCTCTCGCCCGCGTGCGTGCCCTCGCCGAGCGGTGGCAGGGGGCCATGCGAGACGGCGAGCGGCACCCCGCTGCCGTGGCGGTCCTCGCCGCCCTGGACGACCCGCCCGCATGCACCTGCACCTACGGCGAGCGCTGCCCCAACTGCCGCGACTGAAAGGAGCCCGGTCATGGGCCACCACCAGGGGACGCCGATACTCGCGAGCCTCCGACACCTGCTCCGCGCCCTGACGCAGCCGCGCGTCTTCCGGATCACCCGCTGGGCGCGCATGGTCGCCTGCTGCCCGGCCTGCCAGGTCGAGCCCGGCATCCCGTGCCACGACAACGGCCGCGCCCTCACAGACATCCACCCCCGCCGCATCAAGGAAGCGAAGGAGACCTGCGCATGATCCGCATACAGCTGGCTGACGTCCGCGCCGCCGACCGCCTCGTCGAAGCCCTGTACGTGGCGTCCGGTCAGCGACCCCACAGTCCACAGGCTGTGGAGTGGCTGGAGTTGGCTGCCTCCCTGGAGACGGCCATTGACCAGCTGCCGCCCACCTACCCGCCGCGGGAGCGGCACCTGAAGGTCGTCGACGCGGCACCCCGTGACCGCGCCTCCTGACACCCGCCCCGGCGCCGGCCCGCAGGAGACGCCCGTGCGCTGCGTGTGCGGCCGTCTCCTGCGCGACGCCGAGCCCACACCTCACATCACTGACGTACCAACTGGAGCCCTGCTCTGATGAACACCTGCGGCCTCTGCGGCACCGACACCGGCACCTTCCACCTGTGCAAGCGGGACGCCGTCCAGCTCGCCGAGCGCCTCGACGACCTGCCCAAGCTCTACGACGAGCTGGTGCACTGCCTGGTGCCGCGCCGCTACGGATGGGGCGAGATCGTCTCGACGAAAGCCGCGGCCGGCCCCCGGTCCCCGCTGGACGAGGACGTGCTGGACGAGATGGCCAGCGGAGCCATGGCGGCCGTCGTCCACTCCTGGCGAGTCGACGTCCAGCGGGTGCGCTGGCCGCAGCACACCCCGCCGCCCCCATCCGGACTGGCCGCGGACTGCCGCTGGCTGGCCATGGAGCTGGACTGGATCGTCGAGCACTACCCGGCCGCCGGCGAACTGGCGCGCGAGGTCCGCGCGCTCGAGGCGCAAGCTCGGGCGGTCGTCGGGGACCCGGTGCCGCAGCGCAAGGTCGTCGGCCAGTGCATCGCCGTCATCGACGACCAGGGCACGGTGTGCGGGGCGGAGATCACGCACCGGGCGGGGGAGTCCCGGCTGGTGTGTCGCATCTGCCGCTGCGTCTACGAGGGGCAGGACGATCTGCTGCTGCTGCTCCACTACCAGCCGACGGCGTGAGCGCCGGTCAACTGGCGGGCGGCTGGCCGTCCCGCTCCGCCCGAGGCGCCGAGACGTACCGGTGCAGGGCCGAGACGATGACGTCCGTGACCGTGCGGCCCTCGGATGCGGCCCGCTCCTTCGCGGCTTCCCAGAGGGCGTCTGGCACCCGCACGTTGCGGTTCGGCGTTTTGCCGGTGGCTGGCCTGGCCATGGCGCACCTCCCTGGGCTGTAGGTACAGAAATCTACCCCCACATGCCGAAACGGCTTGACAGGGCTCACGCGCGAGCAGTTAATGTAAGTACACAAACCCGTCGTGAACAGCAACAACGAGAAAGGAGATACCCATGTCCGAGCCCATCACCTGGCACCGGCCCGAGTACCGCGACCGCGGCGACCAGCTCATCAGCCTCGCCCAGGTCGCCAACCTCGCCGACGTCACCCGCGCCGCCGTCTCCAACTGGCGCCACCGCCACGACTTCCCCGCGCCCGCCATGACCGCCGGCCGCACCGTCTGGGTCGTCCGCGCCGAGGCCGAGCACTGGCTGACCACCCAGCGCCCCCAGCGCGGCAGCACCAACGCCGCCCCCTCCAAGAACTCCCGCCCGACCAGGGCCCTCGCCGTCCTGGAAGCCCGCGAGGAACGGCAGGCCGCAGCGCTCGCCGCCACCCGCAAGAAGTTGCGGGCTGTCCGCAAGCAACTCTCCACCGACAACTGAACAAAACGGCCCCCGCCGGTGCTGGAACACCGAACGAGGGCCTGACCGAACCACCTGCCTGACTACACCAGGAGGAGATCCGGCTATGGCTGATCTTTCCCCGCGCCCTGAGCGCGCCGCAACCTCCCGCCGAGAGCGCGTAGCTGAAGAGCACCGCCTCGCCCGCGAGGCCTACGACAGTAACGTGCCCCTGCGCGCCTCGAACGTCCGCGAGCCGCTGCACGGCGCGGCCGCCGACGTCGTCCGCGACCAGCTGCGCGAGCCCACCGACCTCCAGGTCGCCATCGGCGTCGCCCAGCAGCTGCTCGACAGCGACAACGTCCCCGCCCTCCAGGAGGCCCTCCGCCTCCTGCTGCGCGCCCACGACGCCGAGCCGACCACCCGGCCGGCCGTCGTCGAGCCGCCCGCTCTGCGCTGCCCGGCCGCGCACCCCGAGGACCCCACGCCGTGCGGCGGCCCGACCGTCGTCACCATCCTCGACGCCCAGAACTCGGGCGCGAACGGCTGCGAGCACCACGGCGCCCGGCTCCTCGCCTCCCTGGACGGCAGCCGCGTCTACCCGCTGCCCGACGCCCCCGAGCAGGCCGCGATCCGCGTCTTCAAGGCCGCCGACACCCTGCCCCCGTTCGCCTGGCTGGAGAACGCCCCGCGCACCCGCCCGGAGCAGCGCAGCCACGAGGAGAACCGCCGCCGGGGTGAACACCGGTGAGCTTCCGTGACCGCCTCCGCGACTACGTCGCCGATCAGATGACCGACCCCGACGGCTCGCCGGCACTCGCCCGCCGCGCCACCCAGGTGTGCGCCCTGTCCGCCGACATGGCCGTCGACCACTCCACCGCCGCCGCCGCGGCCGTGTCCGTCCTCGGAGCTGCCGCAGTGGCCGCCGAGGGCGCCCTGTCCAGCTACGTCTACCCGCCCGGCGAGTACGCCACGTTCCGGGAGGACGGGAACCGATGAACTCCCTCACCACGTGGACACAAGCCCACACCCTGCCGGCGGCCCTCGCCGTCGTCCTCGCCCTGGCGGCCGTTGTCGCCCTCGCCGTGGCGGGCCGCAGGGCCGCCCGCCGCACTCCGGCCGCCGTCCTGATGGCCGCCCTCGCCGCACTCGCCTGCACCGCCTACAGCGCCGACACGTCCTGGCGGTTCGCCGGCCACAGCCTGGACATGGTGTCGACCGCCGAACGGGCAGCAATGTTCGCCGCCGCGGAACTGGCCCTGTTCGCCTGCGCCCTCATGGCCCGGCAGAACCTCCGCACCCACGGCGTGCCCGGCGTGCCCGGCGTCCTCGTCTGGTTCATCACCGGCGTGCAGGTCATCCCGGCCTACGCCGAGTCCGGGTTCGTCGGCGGTACGGTCCGCGCGGTCGTCGGCCCGGTCCTGGCCGCGATGCTGTGGCACCTTGCCATGGGCATCGAGCTGCGGCACGGCAAGCCCGGGGCCGGCTCCCAGTCCCTGCCCGCGGTTGTCGGGCGGGAGCTGCGGGAGCGGCTGCTGTCCCGACTCGGCTTGGCCACCCGCGACCGGACAGCCGAGCAGATCACCCGGGACCGGGCCACCGTCCGAGCCGTGCAGCTCGCTTCCCGGCCGAAGCTGCGCCGCTGGGGACGCGCCCGGCTGGCCGCCGCGGTAGCCCGCTCGCAGGTGGGTACGGACCCGGAGCAGCGGGACGTGATGATGCGGATGCTGGCCGCCCGCCGGGGTGCCGCCAAGCTGTCGACGATCGATCTGCGGTCCCCGTTCGAGCCGCCCCTCATCGAGACGACCGTCGAGATCGAGCGTGTACCCGAGACGTACCCGGCCCTTCCGGAATCCGTACCTCCCGTACCCGAGGTGTACCCGGAGCCTGCGAACGCTGTACCCGCGGGGACCCGGCTACTGCCCGTCTTCAACTGCCCAGGGGAGCTGCAGCGAGTACTGCGAAGCGAAACGCCCACCCATGTACTCGCCGCCGAAGCATCCCCTGCCCGGCCCGAGGTGCATGCCGAGTACGTACCCGAGCCCGTACCCAACTGGTCGGTAGACGGCACCTACGCCGACGCTGCCGGCAACCCGACGGAGCCGGGCCCGGAGGACGACGGGTACGGCAATCCGCTGGGCGAGTACGGCCTCGGGCTGGCTGCCGAGCACTTCAAGGACGAGCTGTTCCGGGGTGACATCCCGTCCATTCGCGCCATCAAGGAGCGGCTGAGGGTCGGCCAGCCCCGGGCGAAGGAGATCCAGGACGGCTTCCGCAAGGCGCAGGTCGCTTGGCGGCTGGCCGGATCGGGGGCGACGTCGTGAAGTGGCTTCTCCTCGGTGCCCTGCTCGGGCTGCTGCTGACCACCCCGCAGACGCTCACTGTGGCCGTCACGGTGGTCACCGTGCTGGTGTCGCAGCCGCTGCTGATGGCGTTCGCCGCCGGCCTGGCCATCCGCCCGTACCTGCCCCGGGTGGGGAGGTGGACGCGGTGAGCGACGCCCTGGACAAGGCGGCCCGCGACGCGGTGGCCGCCGCCGACAACACCAGGCAGGTCGAGCTGATCGCCGCGTTCCTCGCCGCGCAGCAGCTGCTCGCCCAGCAGCAGCCGCAGCAGCCGGCCCCGGTGCCGCGGTCGGAGTTCGACGCGAAGAAGTGGGTGACCCTCGGCTTCCTCGGCATCGCCGGCGGGCTGGTCGCCTCCCTGTTCGCGGTCGCCGTCGCCATCGGCGCCGTCTCGGTCGCGATCCTCGCCCTGGTCCTGCGCGGCCTGTGGGCTGACTTCCAGAAGGGCCGCTGACCATGCCCCTCTTCCGCCGCACCGAGACCGCCGCCGACGACCAGGCCCGCACCAGCCGCCTGCTGGACGGCGTCGAGTCCGCCTACGCCGCCCGCACCGGTGACCCGGTCGACGGCGGACTGCTCACCGAGTTCGAAGAGACCATCCTCGGCGCCGCCGCCCCGCAGGACGGCACCGCGTACCCGCCGCCCGGCCACAGCTACCCCCGCCGCTGACCTGGCCCTTCCGTCCCCTGCGGCCCGCGCCGTGGGGGTGCGGTGGGGTCGGACAGCCCGGCCCGCCCACCTGAGAGGAACCCATGAACCGCCGTACCGCTTACCCCGCTGTGTACGCCCTGCTCCGTGTCGCCGCCGACGTCGCCGACCACTGGGTGCAGAGCGACCACCAGGCGCAGCACAAGGCCAAGCCGGGTCCAGAGGGACACCGCGCACTCGCTGGTCACGTCGCCTCTTACACCGCAACACAGGCCGCCGCGCTTCTGATCGGGAACCGCGCCCTCGGTCTCGGGCTGCGCCCCCGCAACATGGCCGCCGCCCTCGCCCTGTCCGGCGCGACGCATTACCTGATCGACCGCCGCTGGCCGGTGCGGAAGGTCGCCGAGGCCACCGGCAAGGGCAACTTCTACCAGCTCGGAGGGCCCCTCGGAGGGGCGTACCTGCTCGACCAGGCCACCCACCACGCGGCGGAAGCCTGCGCCGCGTTCCTCGCCGTCCGCGACTGACCACAAGGAAGAGGAAGTGACCATGCCCGCTACCAGCCACGACCCGCACACCTGGGGCGAGTTGGCCCGTGTTGTTGCCCTCGGCGCACAGATCCAGCGCAGGAAGGCGCAGGGCAAGGGCACCGCCCGGCTCGAGGCCCGTGTCGACAAGATCCGCGAGAAGGCGCAGGCCCGCGAGGACGCCCGCAAGAAGAAGTAGGTACGCCACGGGGCGGCCGTACCCGGCCAGGTACACCGGCCGCCCCGTGTCCCGGACCGCCCAACAGAACGACCGGAGGAACCATCGTGACGGACACCGTCGTACCCGCCTACACCGACGCCCCGGGTACACCCGTACCTGCCGTACCCGAGCAGCCGGGTACACCGGGTACGCCCGTACCCGTCGACAACCCGAACCTGCCCGCGCCGGGCGTCACCACCGAGAAGCGGACGCCGATCCTCGCGGCGTGGCTGAAGGACCGCGGCGACTTCAACGCCACCGTCCGGCACGCCTCCGGGCGCCTCGGGTACGCCACCGCCTACCACGGGGTACGCCTGCCCTGGTACGGCATGCAGCTGGCGGCGATGTCCCCGCGTGGCGCCTGCCGCTTCGTCGCCTCGACGAACCGGTGGGTGTGGGACCGGGAGGCCGCCCCGCTGCGGGACCACGCCGTCCGCCAGGAGGACGCCGTCGAGTACATGACGCTGGCCCGGCTGCGCGGCAGCCGGGTCCGGCTGCGCGGCCTGGTAACGGTCGTGGCCTGCGTGTTCGGCCTCGGCTTCGCCCTGTGGCTGTACGTCATGGCCCCCGCCTTCCTGTACGCGTTCGCCGCCGGCGGCATCCTCACCCTCGGCTACTTCGGCCAGCAGCCGGACGCCCCGGTCATCGGCCCCGCGGTGATGCGCACCGAGCTGCAGAAGCTGACCGGCACGATCGTGCTGCGCGCCCTGGAGTCGATCGGCAACCCGCGCATCACCGCCGCCATCAAGCGGGGCGGCGACATGAACGGCATGCGCTTCACCAGCGAGATCACCCGCGACGGGCCCGGCTACCGCGCCGACCTCGACCTGCCTTACGGCGTCGTGCCCGAGGACGTGATGGAGGAGCGCCAGGCCCTCGCCTCCGGCCTGCGCCGCAAGCTCGGCTGCGTATGGCCCTCCGGCGACCCGGAGGAGCACGAGGGCCGGCTGATCCTGTGGGTGGGCGACAAGCCGATGAACGAGACGACCAAGCCGCCCTGGCCGCTGCTGAAGGACGGCCAGGTCGACCTCTTCAAGCCCGTCGTGTTCGGCAACGACCAGCGGATGCGGGACATCGTCGTCACCCTGATGTTCGCCAGCGTGGTCATCGGCTCCATCCCTCGCATGGGCAAGACGTTCCTGCTGCGCCTGCTGCTGCTCATCGCCGCCCTCGACCCCCGCGCGGAGCTGTACGGCTTCGACTTCAAGGGCACCGGCGACCTCGGTCCGCTCGAGCCGGTGATGCACCGCTACCGGTCCGGCGAGGACGACGACGACCTGCTCTACGTCCTGCACGCCATGCGGGAGCTGAAGGAGGAACTGCGCCGCCGCGCCAAGGTGATCCGCAACCTGCCCAAGTCCCGCTGCCCCGAGTCGAAGGTGACCCCCGCCCTGGCCAGCGACCGCAGCCTCGGCCTGCACCCGATCGTCGTCGGCTTCGACGAGTGCCAGGTCCCGTTCGAGCACGACAAGTACGGCGCCGAGCTCGAGTCCATCTGCACCGACATCGCCAAGCGCGGGCCCGCTCTGGGCATCGTCGGCATGTTCGCCACCCAACGCCCCGACGCCAAGAGCCTGCCGCCCGGCATCAGCGCCAACGCCGTCCTGCGGTTCTGCCTCAAGGTCATGGGCCACACCGCCAACGACATGGTCCTGGGCACCGGCGCCTACAAGGCCGGCATCCGCGCGACGATGTTCTCCCGCTCCGACCGCGGCATCTGCTGGATGTCCGGCGAGGGCGACGACCCACAGATCGTGGCGTCCGCGTTCGTCGACGGGCCCGGCGCCGAACTGGTCGTCGCCCGCGCCCGCCAGCTGCGCGAGGACTACGGCAACATCACCGGCCACGCCATCGGCCAGGGCCCGGAGCAGACGGCCGGCTTCGACATCCTCGGCGACGTGCTGAAGTCCGTGGCCGCGGACGAGAAGGCCGTGTGGTGCGAGCGGATCGCCGCCCGCCTCGCCGAGCTGCGCCCCGACGTCTACGGCGAGTGGAAGGGCGAGAACGTCACGTCCGCGCTCAAGCCGTGGGGCGTGAAGACGGACCAGGTCTGGGGCACCACCGACGACGGCGAGAGCAAGAACCGGCGCGGCATCAAGCGGGCCGATGTGGCTGCCGCGATCACCCGGCGCGACGCGGATCGAGCCGCCGTCTGAGCCTCGCAGGACCGCTAGACCTAGCACCCCGCCCCGCTAGGTCTAGCACCCCCGCTAGCAGCAGAACGCGCCCCTGACCAGGCATCTAGCGCCTAGCAGGGGCGCCCCCGGGAAACGGGAAACACCCACTTCAGCAGGAGGAGACACCCCATGTGGCTCGCTATGGCAGCAGCCCTCATCGCCTGGCTCGGCAGTTACGCAGTGTTGTGCGCCGTGAAGCCCTTCGCGCCGTGCCGCAAGTGCCATGGTCTCGGGCAAGTCGAGCGGTTCGGGAAGCCGCGGGTATGCCCGCGCTGCCACGACAAGCGGCTGCGGCTGCGCGTCGGACGGCGCGCCCACAACGCATGGCGCCGCACCCACCAGGCCGGCACCCGCTGATCCATCATGGTGACCATGGATAGCCTGTACGCCCCGCCCGGCCACCTCACCACCGACCAGGTCGCCCAGGTCCTCGGCACCACGCCCGGGGCCGTGCGGAACCTCGTCTACCGAGGCCGCCTCAGCCGGAGCGGCGGCACCCCGCGGCGTCCCTGGTTCACCGCCCGGGACGTCGCCGCCCTGCACGCCGAACGGCGCGCTCGCAAGGCGGCTTGACCCCAGGTCAGGCAGTGTGTGACGATCGCGGTGCACCACTGTGCCCACAACCGGCACCACAGACACACGACGAAGCCCCTCGGTGACCTGCTCCTGAGGGGCTTCGTCGTGCCCAGACGTCCGCGCAGGGCACCACCCGATCGCTCACGAGTGCGGGTTGCTGCTGGCGCTCCTGCCCTGCGCGGACCCCAACGTCACAGGACAGGCACAGCGTCACCACCAGTCCCCCGCATGGCCGATGATGGCCCCGCCAGCACCAGCCATCCCTGGGGGGACCATGCGCACCCGCACCGCCGTCGGCATCCTCGCCGTACTCGCCCTCACGCTCACCGCATGCGGCAGCGACAACGGCGACCAGGCCGACGCCAAGCCCAGCCCGAAGCCCAGCGCCACGATCAGCAAAGAGACCCAGTACCTCACCGCCGCCCAAGACATCACCTTCAACGGCGACCCGACCGACGCCGAACTCCAGGCATTCCCCCCGCAGTGGTGCGAGGCCTTCGACGCCGGCCACAGCGTGCAATGGACCTTCGGCCTCCGCGACGGCAACCTCTACCCCGTCGGCCAGAGCTGGGGCACCGCCAAGGCCGACGCCTACGAACTGCTCATCGCTGGCGTCCGCGCCTACTGCCCTGAGCACCTGAGCGCCGTGCAAGACGAACTGCGAGCCACTGGCGAGTACTGACGACGAGGAGGTGGCGTCCGTGGCCGTTCCCAGCGAGGACCAAGCGATCGCGAACGCCGCCCGCCTGCTGGAGCGCGCCGAGATCGAACTGACGAACCTCCCACTCATGGAGCGACTCGAAGGGCTGGCCGACTCTTGGCTGGCCATGTCCAATCTGCTGCGCGAGCGTGAGCGCACCTGACCGACTGGAGGTGGCGTCCGTGACCAAGCGCTGGGACGGGCGCCCCTACCGGCGTCTCTGTACCGAGATCCGCCGCCTCGGTGACCCGTGCTGGCTGTGCGGCCACGACATCGACCTCACCCTCGACCCACGCTCACCCTGGTCGTTCACCGTCGACCACATCCGCCCGCTCTCCCGCGGCGGTGACCTCCTCGACCCCGCCAACGCGAGGCCGGCGCACCGCCGATGCAACTCGAGCAAGGGCAACCGCGTCACACCCCGCAGCACCGGCCCGGCCTCCAGGAGGTGGTGACCGTGCCCGCACAGCACCCCACCGTGTTCAGCGCCGATCTACCTTGGCATTGCCGGTGGCCCCTCGCCTGCGACAACAACCTCACCTGTCCTGGCTGCCACCCCGCAGGCACCGACGCAGGATGTCGCTACTGCCAGGCCAGCACCAAAGCAGACAGCCGCGATGTTCTCCGCGCCCGGCTGCAGCCACGGCAGACACCGCCGGCACTCCGCTGGTACGAGTACAGCCACACCGCCATCGGCCTGGAGTACTGGGCGCGCTTCCTCATCGGCGAGCCCCGCGAGTTCGCCTACGTCGTCCCCCGCCGCATCGCCTGCCGTCTCTTCGGCCGGCACAACGTCACCTGCCGAGGACGAGCCGACCACCCGAGAGGATCCCGACGATGACCGAGCACGTGCGGTTCGCTCGCCGCTTCGTCGTCCGCCGTGACGACCAGCCCGACATCCACGGTGTTCAGTTCCCGGCGGGACGCTGCCTGTTCGACCTGCCCGAGGTTGGCCTGGGAGCGGCTATGTCCATCGATGACGTCACCGACGAGCCGCACACCGTGCTCTGGGCAGACGAGACCACCGTCATACGCCCTGGCGACACACTCCTCATCCGGCTGCGGAGCGACGCTCCACTTGTCCAGCAGAAGACCGTTGCCGACCGGCTGAGAGACAGGCTGCCGGGCGTCGACGTCCTGGTGATCGCCGCCGAGGGCGTCGACGTCTACCGACCCAACCCACCTGACAGGGAGAAGCCGCAACCGTGAGCGACGGAGAGCAGGACTTCGGAGCGTGGCGCACCGAGCAGCACCGCCGCGCCCAGGCCTACGCCTTCAGCGCGGCTGAGCAGGCGCAGGCGCAGTACGAGCGGGCCGTGGAGTACGAGGACAAGGCCCGAGGCTACGCCGACAACCCCCACCTGAATGGCTGGATGGCCGACGCACGGCGCCTGGCTCAGGTCCACGGCGTCCGGTCCACCGAGGCCCTCAAGCTCGCCGAGATGTGGGCCAGCGTCGCCCGTGCCCTCGCCGACGGCGAACTGCCCGTCACGAACGTGCTCGAGGTCCGCGGCTCCGTCGACCAGGCCGACTTCGTCGACACCTACGCCGATCCGAACATCGTCGGGCGCGTCCACTTCGGGTGAGACGATGGGCGGCATGGACGACTTGGTGCAGTGGCTGCTCGCCCAACTCGACGCCGACCGGCGGGATGCTGAGGCTCGGTGCGGCATCTTCCCGTCGCCGGGCGTGCGCGATGACGGCGCGGTCGCCCTGCACGTCCGGCCGGGCGGCAACATGGCGATCACCTGGTACCGCAACCCGGCCGAAGGCTGGGACGACATGGCCAAGCTGCGGAACTGGGCAGACACCGAGAACGGTTGGACGCAGGAGCGCGTGCTGCGCGAGATCGACGCCAAGCGGCGGGCCATCGACCACTACCTCGCCATCCGGCAACACGCCGTCCAGGGCGAGGAGCCTTACGTCCTCGCCGAGGGCGCGGTGGCCAAGCAGATCCAGATCATGGCCATGGCCTACGCGGGCCGGCCTGGCTACCTTGAGAAGTGGCGGCCCTGATCCGGAGGTGACGATGCGCACGTTGCTGCACCGCATCGCCCGTCGCTGCCTCACCCACGACCGCGCCTCATACGCCGTCACCAGCCGACTGGAACGCCAGCTCGGGATGGAGCCCAGTGAACCGCCAGCCAGCTTCACGGACGCGTACAGCGACCCGGACCTGATCGACTGCGGGCACAGCTGGTGCCGGACCAGGAGGTGACCGTGCCGCAGCAGCCAGCCGGGCAGAAGCCCACGCTGCAACCGGGCCGCACACCGGCGAACCCACCGCCGCCACCGCCACCAGTGCGGAAGTGCCCATGTTGTACGTCGTAACCGGGCCGCTGCCCGCGCCCGCCCGACCTCACGCAGGTGGTGAGACGATGAGCGACATGGCCGAGCCCCCCCTGACCCTGTTCAGCCGCGACCTCCTGTCCAAGTGGGGGTTCAACGACGGTGCCGACCCGGAGTCCTGGCTGGACTACTGCGACGCCCACGGCATTGACCACACCAAGCTCCAGTTCCCCTGGGGTGCACTGGTCCGGCGGTACCTGCTACCGCAGATCGAGCAGCCCGTCACGGCTGTCGACATCGAGACCAGCCACAACCCCATCCGCATCGAGACGGTCAACGGCGCGGACGTGCGGGAAGTCTGGTACGGCAGGGCCGACGAACCGCCCCTTGCCCCCGAGGCAGTCGACGTACCCATGGCCGACGTCCTGCGCCAGGTCCTTGCCGAGGCCGGGCTCGCTGAGGCTCCTCGCTACACGCCGCCGCTCTCCCCTCCCTGATCACCGCGCGGGAGGTGATGCCCCGTGCTGTACGTCATCTGCGGGCCGCCGGCCGCGGGCAAGTCCAGCTGGATCGCCGCCCGCGCCCGACCCACCGACATCGTCATCGACCTCGACCGGATCGCGCTCGCCCTCGCAGGCCCCGACGCCCCGTCCTGGCAGCACGACCCCACGCTGCTGAAGGTGGCGCACCGGGCTCGGTTCGCCGCCATCGACGAGGCGGTCAAGCACCGGAACGCCCTGGACGTGTACCTCATCCACACCATGCCCAGCCCCAAGGCGTTCGCCCGGTACAGGCGTTGGGACGCTGAGATCGTCACCGTCGACCCGGGCAAGGACATCGTCATGCAGCGGGTCAGGGACATGCGGGACCCGGCCATGACTGCCGTCGCCACCCGCTGGTACCGGCAGCACGCCAACCGTGGGATCGGCCGGCCAGCCGGACGACAGGCATCCCGAGCCTGGTGATCACCGCGCTCACGGCGATCCGGTCACTCACCGGGCTGGGCCCGGGAGCACTGGCAGGCAGGGCGGGCGGCACCCGATCTGGGCAGGCCGGCCACCCCCACCCGGACGCACCGCCCCTTGGTCGGTCCACCCCGAGCCGAGCCGCTCACTCGTCATGATCGGCTTCACGCGACGAAGCGGTGAGCAGCGCGACGGCGGCCGGTCGGGCTGAGGGGAGGGGGGCCTTGGGCCATCGTGAGATCCGGGAGACGGGCGACCCAAAAGCCCTTCGTGGTCTGTTTTGCGCGCGACCCGATCGAGCCGCTATCCCGCTGAAGCAGAGGCCAACGGAATAGGCGATGCGACCCGCATGCCCCCTGCGCCCCTTGTGTCCGAATTTGCAGTTCGGTTGCTCGCTTTGCTCCTAATCCGCTGGTGTCAAGGCCAGCGGAATAGCGACTTGATCATGGGGGGCGTCATGGGCTTCGTCGCCGAGGCGATCGCCGCCGAGATCGTCCAGCTCGCCGTCGGCGACCGCGCGCCCGGCCTGTCCGAGCTCGCCGAGTCGCTGGCCCGGTCCGTCGACGAGGCGGTCGACAACCCGTCGGCGAAGGCCGCGGCGGCGCGGGAGCTGCGCGCGGTGATGAAGGAGCTGCGGGCACTGGCCCCGGTGAAGAGCGAGGGGGGTGCGCTCGATGACCTTGCTGCCAAGCGTGCGCAGCGGCGGGGAGCTTGAGCCCGCTGTCCCCGATGCCCGGGGCGCCCAACGTCCCCGCGTCGTCACTGTCCCGCCGTTCGTGTCGTCGGCCGGGCAGGAGGCGGTGGAACTCGCGGCTGTCGCTGGGCTGGTGCTGGACGACTGGCAGCAGTTCGTACTGCACGTCGGCCTGGGCGAGCGGGAGGACGGCTCCTGGTCGGCGTTCGAGACGTGCGTGAACGTCCCTCGCCAGAACGGCAAGGGCGGCATCATCGAGGCCCGGGAGCTGTGGGGGCTGTTCCTCGGCGGCGAGAAGCTGATCCTCCACAGCGCGCACGAGTTCAAGACGTCCATCGAGGCGTTCCGGCGGATCGAGGCGCTCATCATGAACTGCGATGAGCTGCGGAAACGCGTCGCGCGGGTGCGGCGGACGACCGGTGAGGAAGCGATCGAGCTGCTGAGTGGGCAGCGGCTGCGCTTCCTCGCCCGGTCGGGCGGCTCCGGCCGTGGCTTCACCGGCAACTGCAACATTTTGGACGAGGCGATGATCCTCGGCGACGACGCCATGGGCGCGCTGATGCCGACCATGGCGGCCGTGAAGGACCCGCAGCTCTGGTACCTGGGCTCTGCCGGTATCGGCGCACCGTCCATGCAGCTCGGGCGGCTGCGGCGGCGGGCCCTGGCGGCGATCGAGTCCGGGGAGCCGGACCCGTCGCTGGCCTACCTGGAGTGGTCGATCAACCCGCACGCGCGGGAGTGCCCGACCGGGTGCACGGACCACGACGACCTGGACTCGCCGGTGTCGGCGGCGCGGGCGAACCCTGCGCTCGGCTACCGGCTGACGCTGGAACACACGGAGCGGGAGCGGCTGTCGATGGGTCCGGAGGTGTTCGCGCGGGAGCGGCTCGGTGTGGGCGAGTATCCGTCGGACGGGGCGGACGCCTGGGTGGTCATCGGCAAGGACGCCTGGGAGGCCCTGACGGACGGCGACAGCCAGATGGCGGACCCGGTGGCGTTCGCCATCGACGTCACACCGGAGCGTAGCCACGCGAGCATCTGCGCGGCCGGCCAGAGCGGCAAGGCCGTGCACGTCGAGGTCATCGACAACCGGCCCGGCACGGACTGGGTTGTCCAGCGGGCCAGGGAACTGGCGGAGAAGTGGGACCCGCGGTGCTTTGTGATCGATACGGGCAGTCCGGCGGGGTCGCTGATCCGCGACCTGAAGAAGGGCTTGCAGGTCGATCCGGAAGAGGAAGCGGACGGGGACGAGGAGCCTCAGCTCCTGGCTCCGGTCGTGGAGATGAAGACGAGGGATGTCGTGCAGGCCGTCGGCCAGTTCTACGACGCTGTGGCCGCCGACCGGATCGTGCACCTGGGCCAGGCGCCGCTCGCCACCGCGCTGGCGGGCGCCAGAAAGCGCGACCTTGGGGACGCGTGGGCGTGGGCGCGGCGCGGCGTCGGGGTGGACATCACACCGCTGGTTGCGGGGACGAACGCCCGGTGGGGCCTCTCGGTGGAGATCGAGGAGCCGGAGGAGGAGGTAGAGCCGTGGGCCGAATTCGAATGACGCGGACCGTACTCGCCCGCGCGGGCGTCGTGACGGGTGGCGGGCTGTTCACCGTGGGGATCGGGCTCGCCACCGACCTGGCGGCTGCGCTCATGACGGCCGGCCTCGGCCTGGGGGCCTACTGCCTGCTGCTGATGGACGTGGCCCCTCCGAAGGAAAGCCGAGGTGAGGGCCCGTGATGAACCTGTGGCGGGCCTCCCGCAGCCGTGCGGAGTCCCGGGCGATCAGCACGATCGACGACTACGCGCAGGCTCTCCAGGACTCGCTGGGGTACGGCGGCTACTCGGCGCTGGGGATCACCCAGACGCAGCCCGGGCAGGCCGCGGAGAGGGCGCCCACGGATCTGCCGGGGTACGCGCAACTGTTCGCGACGAACCCCGTGATCTGGGCATGCATGGTCGCCCGTCAGATGGTGTTCTCGGCGCCGCGGTTCACGTGGCAGCGGCTGAACAACGGCACTCCGTCAGCCATGTTCGGTTCGTCGGAGCTGCGGCTCCTGGAGGAGCCGTGGCCGGGCGGGACGACGCAGGACCTGCTCTCCCGGGACATCCAGGACGCCGACCTGGCGGGCAACGCCTACTGGACGCGCTTCGGGGACGAGATGGTCCGGCTGCGGCCGGACTGGGTGTACATCGTGCTGGAGCGCCGCGAGCACCGTGGCGGGCACCTCGGCTGGCGGAAGCTGGGCTACATCTACCAGGAGCCCGGCGAGGAACCCGTCCCGCTGCTCGCGGACGAGGTCGCGCACTTCGCGCCCGTCCCCGATCCGCTGGCGACGTACCGGGGCATGTCCTGGCTGACGCCGGTGATCCGCGAGGTGCAGAACGACGGGCTGATGGCCCGGCACAAGCGGAAGTTCCTGGAGAACGCGGCCACCCCGAACATGGTCGTGCGCCTGGCCCGCGAGGTGAGCCCGGAGGCGTTCGCCAAGTTCAAGGCGAAGATGGAGGCCAGCCACCGCGGTGTCGAGAACGCGTACAAGACGCTGTACCTCGGCGGCGGCGCGGACGTCACGGTCGTCGGCGCGGACTTCCAGCAGCTCGACTTCGCGAAGGTCCAGGGCGCCGGCGAGACCCGCATCGCCGCGGCCGCCGGGGTACCCCCGATCATCGTGGGCCTGTCCGAAGGACTCCAGGCCGCGACGTACAGCAACTACGGCCAGGCCAGGCGGCGGTTCGCGGACGGCACGATCCACCCGCTATGGCAGAACGCCGCCGGCAGCTTCGCCCGCCTGGTCCAGCCGCCCGGCGGCGGCACATCCGGCGCGGTGCGGCTCTGGTACGACGCCCGCGACGTCCCGTTCCTGCGGGAGGACGCGCGAGACGCCGCCGAGATCCAGGGCCTGCAGTCCCGGACGATCCGCACGCTGGTCGACGCCGGATACACCCCGGCGTCCGTCATGGCCGCGGTGACCGCCTCGGACTGGACTCTGCTCGACCACACCGGCCTGTTCTCCGTGCAACTCCAGAAGCCCGGCGGGGACCTGCCGCAGGCCGACCGCGCGCGGGCCCTGGCCGCCGCACTCCAGGACGCCATCCGACCGATCGAGGGAGGGGCCTGAGATGCCCGCCATGCAGTCCGTCGCCCGTGACCTGATGCGGTCGGCACCGTTCCAACTCATCCGCGCCGAAGGCGACGAGGAGGGCGACGGCCGGACCCTGACCGGCTACGCCGCGCTCTTCGGCGTCGAGACCGAGATCAACTCATGGGAAGGCAACTTCACCGAGAAGATCCGCAAGGGCGCCTTCCGGAAGACCATCCGCGAGCAGACCCCGGTCCTCCAGTTCGACCACGGCCGGCACCCGCTGATCGGGTCGATCCCGATCGGTGCGATCGCCGACCTGCGCGAAGACGACCAGGGCCTCTACGTCGAGGCCCGCATCACCGACAACTGGCTGATGCAGCCGATCCGGGACGCCATCGCCGAGGAGTCCATCAACGGCATGAGCTTCCGGTTCGAGGTCGTGCGCGAGGAGTGGCGCGACGTCAACGGCAAGGTCGTCAAGCCGGAAGAGGTCTACGAGCTGCTGTGGATGCCGGGCGACCGAGGCCCCCTGCAGCGAGAGCTGATCGAGCTGAAGTGCCGCGAGCTCGGGCCCGTCGTCTTCCCGGCCTACGTGGGCACGAGCGTGTCCGTGCGGGCCCGGGACATGGCCGCCGGCCTTGCCGTGGACGACGCCATGACCCGCCAGATCCGTGCCTCGCTGGCTCGCGACGCCGCGACCGCGGTGCCGCAGGTGCCCGAGGACCCGCAGCTGCGCCGTGAGGTCGCTGCCGCGCTGCTCTACCAGCAGCCCACCACCCAGACCCGCGAGGCCGCGCCGCCCCCCAGGGAGCACCCGGACCCCGCACGCACCACCGGCGCGCCGGCCACCGAAGGCCACCCGCCGACCGAGAACACTGACGCGCCGCCCGCTCCAGGGCACCCGTCGCCCGATCCGGACACCATCCGCCGCCGAGCCCAGATCGCAGAGGTCAGAGGACTGATGCGCGGCGTCCTGGCGTCCATTCCAGACAAGGACGACTGACCATGCCCGTACAGCTGAGCCACCCGCAGGCGGTCATCCGCCTCCAGGACATCACGGCCGAGCTGGAGCGTCTCGAAGGACTGGAGACGCTCACCGCCGAGGACGAGCAGTCCTTCGACGAGCTGACCAGAGAGTTCGCCGAGGTGGACTCCCACCGGCGCCAGCTGGAGCGCACCGCCGCGCTGGAGCGCATCCGCGGTGCCGCACCGTCCGGCGGTGGCCGCCGCCCGGCCGTGACCGCGATCCAGCCGGGGACGTCGATCAGCGGGAACAGCTACGACTCCGACCCGATCCTCAACCCGGACAGCGTGGAGGACCGCCGGTTCCGCAACCCGTGGGACCTCGGCGAGATGCGCACCTTCGACCGCTCCCCGGACCAGGTCGGCTTCGAGATGCGGCAGCGCGCCCTGTCCGCGGTGGAGAAGATGTCCGCCGCCACGGACACCATCCGTGCCGCGGCCACGTCGATCATCGAGCAGTTCGACGACAAGCGCGGCAGCATCGCCCGCATGTGCCTGGCCACCAGCTCGCCGGAGTACCTGCGGGCCTGGTCCAAGCTGGCCGCCGGCAAGGGCCACATGGTGTCCCCGGAGGAGCAGCGGGCCCTGGAGCGGGCCATGAGCCTGACGGACAACCAGGGCGGCTACCTGGTCCCCTTCCAGCTCGACCCGACCGTCATTCTCGCGAGCAACGGCTCGAAGAACGACATCCGTCTGCGGGCCCGATCCGTCGTCGCCACCGGCGACGTCTGGCACGGTGTGTCCGCCGGCGCCGTCCAGTGGCGGTGGGCCGACGAGGCGTCCGAAGCCGGGGACAACGCCCCGCCCTTCGACGGCCCCGAGGTCCCGGTCTACAAGGCCGACGGCTTCGTCCCGATCTCCTTCGAGGCGATGGACGACGCCGAGAACGTCACCCAGGAGGTCGGTCTCCTCCTCGCCGCGGGCAAGGACGACCTGGAGGCGGAGGCGTTCGTCTCCGGCACCGGGGTGAAGCAGCCGACCGGCGTCGTCACCGCGCTCGCCGGGACCGCGTCGGAGATCGCGCCGACGACGGCGGAGACGTTCGCCTCGGCGGACCTCTACGCCCTGGACGGGGCGCTGCCCGCCCGGCACCGGCGGAACGCCGCGTGGCTGGCCAACCGGCACATCTACAACCTGACCCGGCAGTTCGACACGTCCGGCGGCTCCGACATGTGGGTCCAGCTCGGCGAAGACCTGCCGCCGAACCTCATCGGCAAGCCCGCGCTGGAGGCGGAGGACATGGCCTCCGGGTTCGACCCGGCGGTGGCCGGCAACAACCGGATCATGGTCTTCGGCGACTTCCAGCACTACGTCATCGCCGACCGCATCGGCATGTCCGTCGAGTTCATCCCACACCTGATGGGAGCGAACCAGCGGCCCAAGGGCCAGCGCGGTTGGTACGCCTGGTACCGCGTCGGCGCCGACTCGGTGCTGGACAGCGCGTTCCGGATGCTGAACGTCGCGACCACCGCCTGACGAAGCCGTCGCTCGCGGGCCCCACCCCCGACTCCGGGGTGGGGCCCGCGGCACACCCAGAGAGGAACGAACCATGGCACTGCGGTGCAAGCGGGCCTTCTCCGCCTACGTGGACGGCCGCCCGCGGGTCGTCAAGACGGGTCAGCTGGTCCCGGACGACGACCCGATCGTGAAGGGGCGCGAGGCGTCCTTCGAGTCCGTCGATGCCCACCTGTCCGCGCGGCGGCAGCGAGTGGAGCAGGCGACGGCCGACCCGGGCGAGCCCCGGGATCTCACCCCGCCGACGCCCGCCAGCAAGAGCGCCAGCGACAGCAAGACGCCGTCACGGCGCGGCCGCAGCTCCAGCAAGTAAGGGGTGAGCGATGCCGTTCGATCTCGGCGCGGCGGTGCGCCTGACAGGAGAGTGCCGGGACCCGGACGGCAACCTCACCACGGCGGCGACGGCCGTCGTGACGGTCACCCTCCCGGACGGGACAGTCTTCACCCCGGCCGCCGTCGAAACGAACACCGGCCGCTACCAGGCCGACTACGTCACCACGGCGCCCGGCCGGCACACGGTGCGCTGGCTGTGGACCCAGCCCGCCGCCGCGTACACCGACGTCTTCGACGTCCAGGAGGAGGCACCGCCGGCGATCCTGTCGCTGGCCGACGCCCGCAAGCACCTGAACCGCGTCAGCACCAAGGACGACGACGAGATGCGGTTCTGGATCAACGCGACAACCCGGGTCGTCGAGAACTTCGTGGGCCCGGTGGTCGTCCGGTCGTGCACCGAGGAACACCAGGTGCGCAACGCGGACACCGTCGTGCTGCGGCGCACACCGGTCGTCGCCGTGACCGCTGTCGAGTCCGTGCTGACCGGCGCAGCGTCCTACGCCGTCGACAGCCTCGGCGTGGACAGCGACACCGGCGAGGTCTTCCGCCTGGACGGGGGGCTCCTGTCCGGCCGCCTGCGGATCACCTATCGGGCCGGGCGGACCGTCATCGCAGAGAACATCAGCGGCGCCGCGCGGATCATCCTTCAGCACCTGTGGGAGACGCAGCGCGCGGGCCGCGGCGGCCTGGCCGGCGGGAGTCAGGACTACGCCGTCACCGAACCCATCCCCGGCCTCGGCTACGCCGTGCCCAACAGAGCGGTGCAGCTGCTGGATCCGGACCGACTTCCCCCTGGAGTGGCGTAGTGGGATCACGAGTACCCGAAGTCATCGACCGCCTGGTCGCGCTCGGCAAAACCGACGCCAGCCTCACCGACGTGCGGACCACGGACGGCCCGGAGATGACCGAGGACGCCGACCTGGAGTGGTTCATCGTCGGCTACGACGGCGACCCGAACGGCGACTTCCAGACCGCGAACACCCTCGGCGGCTGGGCAGGGCTGGGGTCCCGCCGCGAGGAACAGTTCCAGATCACCGTCGCGGTGATCGTCTACAACGGCGACACCGACGTGCGGGCCGCTCGCGAGAGGGCGTATGAGATCGCCGCGCGAGTGGAGGCGTGGTTCGTGGCCGATCCGAGCATCGGCCTGCCCGAGCTGGAGGCTGCCATCGAGGCGAGCCAGCTCATCCAGGACCAGACCCAGAAGGGCGCGCAGGCCGTCTTGCAGCTGACGGTGGCCGGCCGCGCCTTCACGTAGGAGAGGGGACCGCGCCATGGTGCGGATGCGGCACGAGGGTGTCGAGCAGGAGATCGAGGTTCACGAGATCTCGGTCAGGCAGTACAAGCGGTCGGGCTGGCAGGTCGTCGACGACGACGGCCGGGCGATTGGGACCAAGGGCACGGCGAAGCGCCGGCAGACCGAAGGGAATGAGAGCTGATGGCGACTCCGATCCAGGCGTCGACCCGGTACTACCGGCGTGGCGTCACCAAGGTGCTGTGGGTGCCAACGATCGCGAACCTGCAGGCGCCGACGCGTGCGGAGCTGGACGCGGGCACGGAACTCGCGGACGAAGTCAGCGCGATGTCCGGCTGGCAGACCACCTCGGGCACCGTGCCCACCCCCGCCCTGGGCAGCCGGTTCACGCCGACCGTGCCCGGCGAGATCACCGCGGCGGACAGCTCGCTGACGTTCTGGGCGTCCAAGACCGCCGACGACGTGCGCATCCTGCTGGTGCGCGAGGCGGTCGGGAACGTCGTGTGGATGGACGAGGGCGACGTGCCCGACCAGACGATGGACATTTTCCCAGTCAGCGTGATGTCGCAGGCCAAGGTCCGCGAGCTCGACGGCGCGTCGCAGATCATGGCCCAATTCGCCATCACCAGAGAGCCTGCCGAGAACGTCACCATCCCGGCTGCGGCAGGCGGCTGACCGATGGCCGGGTCGGTGCGGATCACAGGCACCGGGCAGCTCGTGACGCTGTCCCGCCGCATGCGTGCGGCGGGCGGCCCGCGACTGCGGGCCAACTTCGCCCGCCGGATCCGGCGGGCCGCCGAGCCGCTGCACCGGGATCTGCAGCAGGCGATCCGCACGGTGCAGCTTCCCGGGACGGGCCGCACCAAGCGGGGTGGCCCGTCGCCCACTACACGCCCGCTACGGGCCACCATCGCCGGGTCTGTACGGATCAGTGTCCGGCAGGGGGCCAGCCCCGGCGCCCGCATCTGGATCGACCGCTCCAGGCTCCCCGCCGACATGCGGAACATGCCGTGGACGATCGAGCAAGGCCGGGTCCGTCACCCCGTGTACGGCAACCGGCGCCGGTGGGCAACGCAGTCGGCGCGGCCGACCGGCTGGTGGTCGCGCACTGTCCAAGCCGGTACCCCGCGGATGCAGACCGAGGTGGAGCGGGTCCTGCGCGATGTACGCCGGGACCTCGAGTGAAGACAAGGAACAACACATGATCGTCACGTACACGAAGGACGACGGCACAGCCGAGCGGATGGACACCGACGACCTGTCGGCATTGGAGGCTGCGGCCATCGAGGAGGCCATGGACGATGTGCCGTGGCGGGCCATCGAGGCGCGGCTGCAGGTGCAGGACCCCACTGCCATGCGCGCGATCGTGTGGGCGTTCCGCCGACGCGCCCAGCCCGAGCTCAGGTTCGCCGATGTCGATGTGCCCGGCTGGCGCCGGCGCCTCAAGGCGCGCATCACGCGCCCCGAGATCGATGACGCGCTGACCAACATCATGCGTGAGGCCCTCAGCAAGTCCGAGGACTCCATGATCGATGCTGTGACTCCGCACCTGCGGAAGCTCGCCGAGGACGGCCCGGAGGCCGTCGACCGCTGCCTTGACGAGCTGGGAAAAGGCCACTTGACGCGCCGCGAGAAGGACTCCGAGGACTGATCGACGAGTACCGGTGGCTGCTCGCGCACTACCTGCACATCAGGCCCTGGGAGATCCGCTACCTCTCCCCCGATGAGCTGCAGTCGGCGGTCGACTGGGTGCGGCAACACGTGGCAACACGGTAGGAGGTGACCGGTGGCTGAGCGCCTGACGTTCACTTTGGCTGGCCGGGACGAGCTGAGCCGGGTCCTGAACGGGACCGCCGACAACGCGGACCGGCTGCGGCTGCGGCTGGCTGGGATCTCCGCGGACGCCGACGGCAGCCTGCGCGATCTGCAGGGCCGGTTCCTGTCGGTGGCCGACGCACAGCGCCAGGTGGACGACCGCACGGGGACGGTCCGGCGCAGTATGACGTCGCTGTCGGACGAGGTCGGCAAGGTCGGCGACGCCCTCAAGACCAACCTGATCAGCCTGCTGCCAGCAGCGATCCCGCTGGCTGCCGGGCTGACAGGCTCGGCGGCCGCCCTCGCTGGCCAGCTCGGCGCGGTCGGCGTGGCGGCCGGCGTCTACGCGCTAGCGCTGGGCCCGCAGGTCTCCGCGATCGGCGAGGCGGTCGAGGCGCAGGAGAAGTATCAGGCGGCGGTCGACGAGTCGGGCGCCACCTCGAAGGAAGCCATCAAGGCGCAGATCGACTACCAGCGGCAGCTGGAGAAAATGCCGCAGCCGACGCGTGAGGCCGCGGTCGCCGTCGGCATCCTCAAGGACAACTACCAGGAGTGGAGCGACAGCCTCGCCGGTGACGTGATGGCGCCGTTCACCAAGGGCGTCGCTGTCACTAACGCGTTGCTTCCCACGACGACCGGCCTGGTCAAGGGCGCGTCCGCCCAGTTCGACCGGCTGATCACGCTAGTGGGCGGGGCGATCAGCACCCCCGGGTTCGACGCACTGAACAACCGGTTCACTGACTTCACCGAGCGGACCATGCGCCGCGGTGTCGACGGACTGACGCTCTTCTTCGCCAAGCTGGAGGCTGGCGAGTACGACGGCGGCGGCCTGTCCGAGTTCTTCGACTACGCCCAGCAGGCGGGTCCCATGGTGTGGGACACGCTGGAGAACATCGCCGACGCGTTGCTCAACGTCGTTGAGGCCGGCTCCGGCGTGGGCATCGGCATGCTCGAGGTCATCAACGCCCTGTCCGGGATCGTGTCGGCCGTGCCGCCCGAGGCGATCGCCACGGTCCTGCAGCTGGCCATCGCCATCAAGGCCGTCAAGCTCGCGGCGGCGGGGGCGGCCGCGGGGCAGGCAGCGCTCGCCGCCCTCGGCGTGCAGATCGGCGCCATGCGCGCGGCGGCGGCCGCGGCACCCGGGCCGCTCGCTGCCACCAGCGCCGCGGTCGCCACGCTGGGCCGCACCGCGAAGATCGCCATCGCCGGTACCGGTATCGGCCTGCTGGTGATCGGGCTGTCCGAACTGGCCCAGGTGGGGCGCAGCACCCCACCGGACGTCGACAAGTTGACTACGTCGCTGGGGAAGTTGGGGGAGAGCGGCAAGGCCACCGGGTATGTGGCCGAGCAGTTCGGCGAGGACTTCGGCAAGCTGCGCGAGCAGATCCAGAAGGTCATCGACCCGAGCGTCTCCGACAGCATCGACAACTGGGGCGCCGACATCACGGACGGGTTCTTGTCCGCGAGTGACTCCATGGAGGAGTTCAACGACAGCGTCGGCTCGATCGACGAGGGCCTGGCCGCTCTGGTCAGCGGCGGCAAGGCGGACCAGGCCGCGGCAGCGGTCAAGGCCATGACCGAGGGCATGAGCGCCGAGCAGGTCGCGAAGTTCACCGGCGAGCTCGACCTCTACAAGGAGGCGCTGACCGCGCAGGCGTTCGAGGCTGAGCTGGCGGCCACGGCTCAGGGCCTGTTCGGTGAGCAGGCGCAGCAGGTGCAGGCGCAGCTCGATGCACAGAGGGCCAGCGCGGACGGGCTCTCTCAGTCCATCAATGCGCTGTCGAACGCCGCGCTGGTCGCGCGCGGCGGGATCCGCGGCATGGAGGCCGCAATCGATGCGGCTGACGAGGCGTTCAAGAAGAACGGCGCCACGTTGGATGAGAACACCGAGAAGGGCCGCGCGAACAATGCGGCGCTGGACCAGCTGGCATCGGCCACGATGGAGGCTGCTGAGGGCGCCCGCGCGAACGGCGAGTCGTGGGAGACGGTCAACGGCATCTACGCGCGCGGCCGGGAGCAGCTCGTCGCGAACGCCGTGCAGATGGGTCTCACGAAATCCGAAGCCAAGGCCCTGGCGGACCAGATCCTGCTGACCCCGAACAAGACGGCGAAGCTCGAGGGCGACATGCAGGATCTGCAGGCCAAACTCGACGAGGCCAAAGCCAAGTTGAAGACGGTTCCCGACAGCCGCAAGGCCAAGGTTCGTGCCGACATCAACCAGCTCGAGCGGCAGCTTGAGGCAGCTCGACGGCAGCTCGACGGGATCAACGGCAAAACCGCCACGACCTACGTGGTGACGCACTACAAGATCCAGGGTGCCACCGGTGAGGCACGCAACTTGAAGAAGCTGCGGCCGGGCAGCCTGGCGCAGGGCGGGCGCGTCCCCGGCTACGCCGACGGGGGCGATATCCAGTACTTCCCAGGCGGCGGCTACGTCTCGGGACCTGGCGGTCCACGGGAAGACGCCATCCTCGCGCTGCTCGCCTCCGGGGCGATAGCACGCGTGTCAGACACCGAGTTCGTGGTCCAGTCAGCGGCGGTGAACAAGTACGGCGTCCCGTTCCTTGACGCAGTCAACTCGGGGCTACTGAACCCGGCTCTCGTCAAGGCGGCGGGGTATGCCAGTGGCGGGGCCGTCGGCGGCGGGTTCACGTACTCGCCGACCGAGTCGACGACCGCACAGATCTCTCTGTCCACGGTGTCGTCCTGGTACGACAAGGACGTGCAGCGGCTGAAGGACGCGTGGGCCCAGCTGAACGAGGCGCTGCGGGACCAGGCGAAGAAGTCCACGGCGGCGACCAGGCGGGCGGTGGCCGAAGCCCGGAAGGCGGTGAACGAGGCGGACCGGGCGCTCGGCCTGAAGGCCGGGAGCAAGGCCCCGGCCGGGTTCAGCCTGACCGGCTACTCGGCGAACTTGAAGGAGGCCGTCAAGAAGTCCGAGGCGTGGGAGCGTGACCTGAGCAAGATCGGCAGGCGGGCCGGTGCGGACATCGAGGAGATCCTACGGGGCATGGGCGAGTCGGGCCGTGCCCTCGTCGCCTCGCTCGCGAAGGCGTCCAGCAAGGAGTTCGCCGAGATCGTGAAGAACCTGCGGAAGCTGGCGCCGGAGGCGGCTGCGACGTTGTCCGACTTCTCTCGGCAGCTCAACGCCACCACCGCCGGAAGCAAGACGTTCCAGGACAACCTCCTGAAACTGGCGGCCCGCGGGCACGGGGACCTGGCGATGCAGCTGGCGGGGCAGGGCGACGCGGACGCGATGGCGCTCGCCGCCGCGGCGGTCAAGTCTCCCCTGGCGGCGAAGAAGGCCAACGCCGCGGTCAAGAACAACGCGAAGCTGCTGACGGCGGAAGAGCTGGAGGCAGCAGCGCTGATGATGGGGGCCCTGTCCAAGAAGGGGGCGACCGTCGAGAGCGTGGTACGGGCCGGCGTCAGTTGGCCGATGCTCGTGAGCCTCGCGCCCCGCTACGCCAAGGAGATCAGGGCACTCGCCGGGGGCCCCTCCTTCGTGAAGGAGATGAAGGAACGCGGGATCACGCTGGCCGAGGGCGGCCTGCTGGTCGGGCCGGGCACGTCGACGTCGGACAGCATCCCGTTGTGGGGCTCACACGGCGAGTACATGATCAAAGCCGCGGCCGTCGCGAAGTACGGCGTCAAGTTCATGGACGCCCTGAACGCCGGCCAGCTGCCGATAGGGCGGCCGGCGCGGCCGGGACTGCCTGCAGCACCGGCACAAGCGGCACCGGTGGCGGGCGGCGACCGGCCGTCGGTGACGTACCAGGTGTACCCGCGGGCAAGCGTGATCGATGTGGAGGACCTGCGGCTGCTGCAGCGGCAGGAGGAGGCGCGGGAGCGCGTGAGGAGGCCCAGGTAGATGCCCCTGATCGCACCCGTCGTGGTCGACCCCGAGGGGCCCGGCCCGGAAGTCCCACCGCCGGTCGAGGTCCCGGAGATCGGCTACGCGTCGATCACCTACATCGATCCGACCGGGACGCGGTGGCCGATGACGGACTTGTCCGCCGACTGGTTCGTGCTGGCGGAGGGGGTGTCCGGGCTGGGCGCGGCGCCGTACTCACGGACGTCGGACTCTCATCCGCGCGGCGGTGCGAGGCGCCGACACGTGCAGCCGCTCGCGCGCTCGATCATCTGGCCGCTGCTGGTGAAGGGCGCCGACCACATGGCGTTCACCGGGAACTGGCGGGCGCTGGCGAGGGCGTTCACCAGGACGCTGCGGGAGGGGCCGGGCTGGCTGGAGGTGGTCCGCCCGGACGGCTCCGGCCGCCGGATCGCCGTCGAATACGAATCCGGCTGGGACGGGCTCGGACAGCCCGCAACGGGGATCGCCTGGGACAAGGCGGTGCTGACGCTCTGGTGCGAGGACCCGTACTGGGTCGGCCTCCAGGCACAGACCGTGCACCGCGAGCAGGGGGCCGGCCAGGACTTCCTCCAGCCGTACCCGACGGTCTCGTCCAGCCAGGTGCTCGGCGCGACCACGCTCGTCAACCCCGGCGACGTCGAGGTCTGGCCGACATGGACGGTCACCGGCCCGGCCACGGCCATTACCTTCTCCGCGACCAAGAAGGTCCGGGGCCCGGACGGGCTCCGGACCGTGGTCGAGTCCTTCACCCTCGACATGACCGCGACCGTCCACGGCGCGCTCCTGGCCGGGGAGACGGTGACGATCTCCACGGACCCGCCCCGGGTCCGGTCGGGCACCGGAGAGAACCTGTCGAACGGGCTGAACTGGCCCGGGGCGGTGCTCTGGTCCCTGCCCCCAGGGACAACGCCGGTCACGTTCCAGCTCGCCGGAGCCCAGCCCGGCAGCGCCGTCGACCTCGCGTATTACCCCCGCTACGAGATCGCGTGAGGAGGGTGCCGTGGCGATCCAGCTCCTCGTCACCGACCGGAATCTGAACGTCTTGGGGGACCCGATCACCGGGTGGGGGGACCTCTCCTGCCACCTGAACTTCAACGTGCCGGCGGCCGGGTCGGTGCGGCTGCCCGCCCGGCCCGAGGTCATGGCGCTGCTCCAGCCCGGCAACCGGGTGGTGCTCATCCGGGACCAGGCGGTGTGGTGTGCCGGGCCGTTGGAGGAGCCGCAGGACTACACGTGGGACACCGGGGAGAACGCGGGCGTGGGCACGGTCACGGCCCGGTGGACGGACGACCTCGGCCGGATCGCCGGGTACCTCACCTACCCCGAACCCGCCAAGGCGTGGACGGCCCAGACCATCTACCTGGACGAGAGCAGGAAGTTCTCCGGGGTGAACTCGGAGACGATCATCCGCGCCTTGGTGTCCGAGAACTGCGGGCCCGGCGCGCTGGCGGCCCGCCGGATCGAGCGCCTCGTCCTGGACACGGCCGCCGGGGTCGGCACCAACCAGACCGTCAGCACGCGGTTCGAGCCCCTGCTCGACGCCTGCCGCACGGCGGCCGTCACCGACGGGCTCGGCTTCCGAACCCGGCAGGTCGGGGACCAGATCCGCTTCGGCGTGTACCAGCCGCGCGACCGGACCGGCCTCGTGCGGTTCTCCCGCGGCCTCGGCAACTTGCGCCGCCTCGGCTTCACGCTGGGGGCGCCGACCGGCACGAGCGCGCTCGTGATGGGCGGCGGGGACCCGGCCCAGCAGGCCACCCCGCCCAACGTGCGCTTCTACACCGAGGTCGCCTCGGGCGCCGCCGCCACCTGGTACCGCGTCGAGCGCCTGGTCCAGGAGTCCAGCACCGACGACGACTCCGAGGGCCTGCTGACCCTCGCCGCCCGCCGGGCCCTGGACGACGACGCCGCGCAGGTCTCCCTGTCCACAGAGACCGTCGACACCGAGGACATCCAAGCCGGCCGGGACTACGGGCTGGGGGACCGGGTCGCCGTCGAGCTGCCCACCGGCATGGAGGTCACCGACATCGTGCGGAGTATCCGCCTGGAGGCCACCCCCGAGGGCGGCGAGCGGGTGACCTCGGTCATCGGCACCAGCGACCAGACCACCGAGACCCGCATGGTGCGCACCGTGCGGGACCTGGCATACCGCCTGGGACGAATCGAAGCGAGAGGCAGGTAGCCATGGCCCAGGAATCCTGGCCAAGTCCGGAGCACAACAGCCGGATCGTCACCGATGTCGAGTACGAGCTGCTGGCCAGGCACTTCAGCGGGAACGGCGTCTACGGGACGCCGGCCGACCCGGCTGTCGTCACCGCCGGGGTCGGTCTGACCGTCAACGTCCGTCCCAACGCGTTCGCGTCCGTCTCCGGGCACGGCTGGACCTCGGGGACGACCGGCGACACCCTCACCATCGACCCCAACCCCAGCGGCCAGACCCGCGTGGACCGCGTCATCCTGCGCCTGTCCCGCACCACCTGGACGGTGCGCGCCGTCGTGAAGAAGGGCACGCCGGGCGGCGGGCCGCCGACCTTGGCCACCGGCCCGGACTTCCCGAACTACGAGATGCTGCTGGGGAACGTGACAGTCCCGGCAGGGGCGCTGTCCGTCACCGTGACCCGCGGTGAGCGGTACGTCGGCCGGACCATCCGCGTAGGGACGTCAACCGCCCAGACCAATCCGAACCCGGAGATCGGAGACATCACCTGGGAGACGGACACAAAGCGGCTGCGGATCTACGACGGGCAGAAGACCCGCACCCTCTACGAGGACAGCGACCAGGTCGTCATCACCACCAGCGTCCCGGGGTGGAAAGCGAGCTCCGACAGCGTGCTGGAGCTGCGGTCCGGGACCGTGCACCTGCGGCTCGGCTCGGCCGAACGGACCGGGGGCGGGCTGTCCGGGAGCACCTCCTCCCGGCTGCCCGGGCTGGTGCCGGCCGCGTACCGGCACCCGACGCGGGATCAGCCGGTCCTCGCCTACATCACCGGCGCCGGGCTGGCCCGGCTGGTGATCTACGCGGCGAATACCACGAAGGCCGGACAGATCTGGCTGGAGAACTACAAGGAAGTCGGCACGGGCGACAACGTCCTGCCGGAGGGCGGCGTGAGCTGGGTGGTGGACTGATGGCAAGGTGTCTCTTCGGGGCTGGCGTCGGGGACTTCGTGGTCCTCCCGGTGGACGGCATGTGGGGTGTCGGCGCGGGCAGGGAGGTGACCTTCTGGAATGCCGCCGCGGACGGCGTCCGGTACACGGACCTCCTCGACGGCGCCGGCGCCCCGGTCGAGGCCGTCGTCTCCGACGAGCACGGCAGCATCCCGCGCTTCCAGGGGCCGCACGGGGTGACCGGGATGTGGGCGGACGCCGGCGGACCACGGGCGTGGATGGACGCGCACGTGGACGCGAGCCTGCGCGAGTCCTCGAAGGCCCTGGTCCTCACGGCGCCGGTGGCGGCCGGGTCGTGGGTGATCTGGCGGGCGCCGAGCCCCGGCACCATCACGGCGGTCCGCGCCTTCCGAGTCGGCGGGACCGGCGTCACCGTCAACGCGACGCGGAACGGGCTCGACTTGCTGCCCACCGACCTGTCGGTGTCGACGGCCGCAACGTGGCTTGAGGGCCCGGCGCTCCAGGGCGCCAGCTTCGAGGCTGGCGACTCCTTCGCGGTCGCGGTCCGCAGCGTCTCGGGCGCGCCGACCGCCGTGACCATCCAGCTCGACATCAGGGGGCTCTGAATGCCTGTGCTCGCCGTACTTGACGACCAGCAGGACAGGAGGCCGCCGTCCTCCCCGCTGGCCACGGAGGTGATAGCGGGGGTCCCGAGGTTGTTGCGGGTGTACGACGCCCGGGGGCTGCTGGCCACGCTGACCGAGGGCGCGAAGACGGTGACGGTGCGCGGCCAGACGCGGGCCTTCACCGAGAACAAGCGGCCCTTCCGGGATCTCTTCGACCGGACCACGACAGCCGGGTGGGGGGTGTCGCCCGGGGGTGGCACGTGGTCGAACAGCAACGGAGTCGATACCGACTACACCACGACGCCCGGCCGTGGCCTCATGGCGATCACCGCCGTCAACGCCTCTCGGCACACCTCGCTGGTCGACAACACCACCGACTGCGATGCGCGCCTCTCCTGGTCGCTGGACAGAATGCCGACCGGCAACGCCTCGTCCCTCGCCCTCGCCTTCGCCTACACCAGCTCGACGTCGCAGTACCGAGCCCGGCTCTCCGTCCTCACCTCCGGCGCCGTGCAGCTCATGCTGGAGTGTCAGACCCCCAGCGCCACCACGACGCTCGGCGCGGCGGTCGAGCTGACCACCGGCTACGCGGTCGGGGACGTGTGGCACATCCGGGCCCAGCGGGTCGGGACGACGATCCGGTGCCGGGCCTGGAAGGACGGCACGCCGGAGCCCGCAACGTGGACGCACGAGGTCGTGGACGCGACGCTCGGCGCCGGACGGATCGGCGTCCGCGGCATCGCCTCCAGCGGCTCGACGGCCGTCCCCTTCGCCTTCCGCGTCCACGACATCCAGCTCTACAGCGGGGCCTGGCCGGACCCGCCCGTGATCACCCACGACACCTGGGTCAGGGTCCTGTCGTCCCCCTTCACCGGGCAGTGGTCCCCGACGCTCGCCGCGCAGATCCAGGCATGGGCCGTCGACACCACCCCCGATGCGCTGGCCTACGCGGTGATGTACGCCACAGGGGCGCCCCCGGTGTATGACGCCCGGCTCGGCCCCGGCGTGCAGGTGGCAGGGCAGTCCATGTACGGGCCGTCCGGACCGGACGGACTGCGCATCGAGGGCGCCGACTTCCACGACTACGTGGGAGTCCCCTGGGTGTTTCCGAACGGCGAGACCCAGGCGGCCAAGCCCGAAGAGCACACCTGCATGGACTGCTCCGGGTACGTGCGGATGATCTACGGCTACCACATGGGTCTGCCGATGGTCCGGACCCGCAGCGCGGACTTCGACGGGATCAACCTGCCGCGGCAGACGAAGGCGATCGGACCATCGGGGCCCGGCGTGATCGTCGCCCAGGCCGTGGACACCGCGCCCCCGATCGACAGCATGCTGCCCGGCGACATCCCGCATTTCGATGCCGACCAGACCGACCCTGTCCCGGGCCAGCTCGACCACAACGGGATCTTCCTGGGGTGGGACCAGCACGGCCGACCCCGCTTCATCAACTCGCGGAAGACGCCAAACGCGGCCACCTTCGGGGACTTGGGCGGGTCCTCCGCGCTCGACGGCACCGGCCTCTACGCCACATCCTTGCGGCTCATCCGCCGCTTCTGACCCCCGCCCACCCCGCAGCCCCGAGCCACCCGGCCGGGGCTTCTTCATGTCCGGGAGAGTCCATGGCACCACCGATGCCCGCAGACGAATTCCTCAAGGCGCTGAAGGCCGAAGGCCTCACCGTCGTCGAGGTCGGCAACTGGCGCGACCACCACCGCAACTCGAAAGGCCCGTTCGGCCCGGTGCACGGGGTGATGATCCACCACACCGTCACCCGGGGCAGCGCCCACACCGTCGACATCTGCCGCCGCGGCTACTCCGGACTGCCCGGCCCCCTGTGCCACGGTGTCATCACCAAGGACGGCAGGGTTCACCTCGTCGGCTACGGTCGCGCCAACCACGCCGGGAGCGGAGACGACGACGTGCTGCGCGCCGTCATCGGGGAGAAGGCCCTCCCCGTGGACGACGAGTCGAACAGTGACGGCAACCGGTACTTCTACGGCTTCGAGTGCGAGAACCTGGGCGACGGGGAGGACCCCTGGCCCGCGGCGCAGCTGGAGGCCATCGAGAAGGCTGCCGCCGCGGTCTGCCGCCGGCACAGCTGGGACGAGCGGTCGGTGATCGGGCACCTGGAGTGGCAGCCCGGAAAGGTCGACCCGCGCGGCTTCACCATGTCGTCCATGCGGGCCCGGATCCACGCGCGGCTGGGCGGCAAGCCGTCGGGCGGAACGGGCAGCCGCGCCACGTACACGGTGAAGAGGGGCGACACCCTGTGGGGCATCGCCCGCGCGCACGGCACGATCGTGCCCGCCATCGTCGACCTCAACAGCCTGCGCGACCCGAGCCACATCGACGTCGGGCAGAAGCTGAAGCTCCCCAGCGGCACGGTGTCCACGTACACCGTGGGCCGCGGCGACACCCTCTGGTCCATCGCCGCCTCCAAGCTCGGCGACGGCGCCCGCTGGCGGGAGATCGCCAGCCTCAACTCCCTGAAGGACGCCGACGCGATCACGCCCGGCCAGAAGCTCAAGCTCCCCAAGAAGTGAGGTAACCCCATGCGGATCTCGAAGATGTGGAAGGCGGTCGTCGCCGGTGCCGCCGCGGGCGCCGGGTCCCTGTCCGTCGCGGTCACCGACGACGTCGTCACCGCCGCCGAAGGGTGGGCGGCCGGCCTCGCCGTCCTGGCCACGCTCGGCTTCACCTGGGCCGTGCCCAACAAGCCCACCACGGACGTCTGATGCGCGAGGCGGTCCGGCGGCTCACCCAACGTCTGGGCCGCCGCGGCGCGCTCCTCACCCTCAAGGGCATCATGGCCACGGGCTACGGCTCGGGCCAGATCGTCCAGCCGACGGGTGACCCGCAAGGGCTGGCGTTGCTGCTCAAGGCGATGCCGCTCGACAGGTGGGGTTGGGTGTGGATCGCGGCCGGTGTGCTTGCCCTGGTGTGCGCGTGGCTGCAGCAGCCCCACGACTGGCCCGGGTTCCTCGGAATCTGGGTGATCGCCACCCCGTGGGCTATGGCGTACCTGCTGTCCTGGTGGCCACTCGGCGAGTCACCCCTCGGCTGGGTCGTCGCCCTGATTTTCGGCGCGGCCGGTGCGGTCTGCCTGGTGGCGATCGGCTGGGACGACCCGCCGCGTGCACGATCGGAGCCGCCCCGTGAGACCTGAGATGCTGACCGCGCTGAGCGCCCTGGCCGTCGCTGGCGTCACCGCCATCGGCGGCATCGTCACCGCAGTCATCGGCCGCCGCCAACCACGCCGCCCGCGCGGCGCCGATCGACGGGACGACTTCACCGCGGTAACGGACAAGCTGGGCGAGCACATCGCGCGCCTGGAACGGGAGGCTGAGCAGGACCGGCAGCAGGCCGACCAGGACAGGGCCCGGATCAGCGCTCAGGACTTCGCTCTGCGCTACATCGCCGGATGGTCACGCTCCCTGGTCACGTACATGCGGCAGGCCCACCTAGAGCCGCCACCGCCACCGCAGCCGGTACCGGAAGAGGTCCGCCCGTACCTCCACGACCTCAACTCATGACCGCGGCCCCGCTCTCCTCCGGGAGGGCGGGGCCGCTTTCGTTATGCCTGGCGGCGTCAGGGCAGCTCGGGCCGCTCCCGGAGGGCCCGGCTCACGGTCGACTGGTTGACCCCGAGCGTGCGGGCGGCGGAGGTCTGGGAGCCCTTCAGGTCGGCGATCCGGGCGCGCAGCACCTCGGCGACCTGCAAGATCACGAGCTGAGGATCCGCACCCTCGAGCGAGCCCGCTGGCCCATGCCCACGATCGGTGTCCTCGCCGGAGTCGCCGGCGCCGCCACCAGCGCGATCGCCCTCTTCGCCCGATGACCACACCGCGGCCCCCTCCCATCCCTTCGCGGGGTGGGAGGGGGCCGCTTTGCTGTGTCTGGGATCAGGCGGTGGTCGGCACCGGGCGGGCCTCGCTCCACAGCGCCTCGACGTGTTCGGCGAACCGGTCGAACAGGCCGCCGCTGCCACGGCGCCGCAGGTGCAGCAGCGGCGAGTCGTGCCCGAGGAGGTTCGCCAGGTGCGGCGTCACCAGCATCTCGTCATCGAAACGGAACACCGAGAGGGCGATGTGTCCGTCGGACAGGCGTGCCTTGACGTCGTCACCCTCAATCCGGCTGAGCGCGTCGAGGGTGATCTGGATGCGGGTGCTGACCGTGAGCGGGACCGCCTCGATCTGCTCCCGTCGGCGCGTCACCTCGGACTCGGGATCGCCAACCAGGAAGCGGACCGCGCAGCCGGCCGCAGCCTTGGCTGCGAGCCGCTCGGGCATCCGGGGCTGTTCCTGCCAGATGAAGTAGTTGGTGTATCCGGCGTAGGTGATCTCCCGCTTCGCGCCGTCGAAGAGGCGGGACCACACAGCGGTCGGGCACGCGTTGCGGTACGGGTACGTCGCCACGATCTCCCGGTCGGGGCCGGGCACGAAGCCCCGGACCTTGGGCCACAGCATGTCTGCGTCCACTCCTAACGCGCTCGCCACCTCGTCCCGCGTCCGTAGATGCGGGACGCGACTCGGATCTGATACCCAGCGGTCCACGGTCTTGACGCTCACTCCGACTCTACGGGCCAGCCGGGAGCGGGATAATCCGGCGCTCTCGATAGCGCGCTGCAACTCCTGATGCAAGGCAACTCCCTGGGACGTTTGGGCCACTTCGGACGGTAGCGTGCGGCGTCCCAAATGGCCCCCGTCTGTCAGTACAACCGTCCTTCCGGGGCGTCCACGATGACGGTCACCAGCAACCCCTTACACGGGAGGTAGCAGTGGCCATCACCCTCACGCGCCCCGCACCGGAGACGGTCGCCGAGCGGGCCCGCACGATCCACGACGCGTGGATGGCGGACCCGGAGATGCCCGCCGTCCTCGACGGCTGCAAGAAGTACTCCTCGGACTGGACCGACGACTACGGCCAGGTCCTCATCCCCAACTACAGCGTCGGCCGCGACGCACCGCCGCTCATCGACGACGCGCTGCGCGTCATGGCGCTGAAGAGCGCGGTGTACGAGATGACCGACGGCGACGAGCTGGCGGCCGAGCTGCCGGTCCCGGTACCGGTCGACACCGCGGTGCACGCCCTGTGCGCGCAGTTCACCGCCCTGTCCCGGGTGCAGCAGCGCACCGGCCACCCCTTCGTGCACAGCACCGTTCGGGAGCACGAGGCCGGCCGCGCCTGGCGGCTCGGCGACTACACCCACCAGGCGTACCGTGCCACGTTCGGCCCGGTTGACGAGCGGTACTGGATCGACGAGCCGGAGGCCGAGCGGCGTCGCCAGGTCCTCGACGAGAAGTACGCGTCCATCGGAATCACCGAGCGCGGGATGGCCTCCACCATCGACTACGCCGTGGCGTAGCCGACTGGCCAGCGGGCGGCTCCGTCTCCAGCGGCTTGGGGGGCGGGGCCTGCCTGTCGGGCGGGAGTCCGATCTTGTGCGGGTGGACGCAGGCCGGGATCCGGCCGTCGAGTGTGTAGCGCCGCCCGTCGGCGCTGTCGAACGGCGCCTCCCAGGTCGGCCGGTCGTAGATGACGAAGGCCTCGCGCGGAAAGCGCAGGGACGGGCAGATCCCGCACACTGGCCGGTCGTCGTGGTCGGAGTCCGGGTCGATGTACGGCTGCTGCGCGTCGTCGTCCATGCCGGGAGGCTACCGGCCACGCCGCTCACAGGGAGTCATGTCTGGGGCGGCGCGTCCACGACGTAGCTGCCCTTGCCGCGCACCGTGCGGACCAGGCCCCGCTCGACGAGCAGCTGCACGGCCGCCCGCGCGGTAGGTCGGGACACACCGAACTCGTCGACGATCCCTGCCTCGGACGGGATGCGCCGGCGCGGCGGGTAGGTGCCGTCGGCTATGCGAGCGGAGAGGATCCGCGCGATCTGCTCGTACAGCGGTTCGGGCCCGTCCAAGTCCACGGTCATATGTCGACCGTAGGAGCGATACGACGATGCTTCCCGTCGTGTGACGTCACCTGACAACAGGTGACAAGCGGAGTAGCGTCGGCATGGAAAGACCCCCGCAGCCTGGCCGGGCTCGGGGGCGTGGACGACGCTGCAAGGAGCATCGCCATGGACGAGAGTACGCACTCCGTCATCCCACGAACAGACTCCAGCGCGCTGCCGATGCTGCCGCTGCCGCAGGTCATCGGCCTGTCCTACGCGCAGCGCCGCGGCGCCGAGTGCGTGTGGTGCAGCACGCCGCTCACCGCCGAGACCGCGCGCAATCTGGGTGAGCGGCCGACCTCGGAGGGCGTGCGTATCTGGCCCCGCGGCTGCACTCCGTGCGTCCGCACCGCAGCCCGCCGCGTCGCCAGCCTCCACACCGACTCGTGCCAGCGCTGCATCCGCAACGAGGAGCGCTGCCCGGACCGGCGCGCGCTGCGAGACCTGGCCCTCGAGGGCCGACGGGAGGGACGGCCGTGACCGAGCCGAGGCCCACGATGGAGAAGGCGCCGCTCCTGGGCATGCCGCTCCCCGACCCGGAGCCCACCTCTGGCTGCCCGCGGTGCCGGTACTGGGCACGCGAGCGGACGGACGCCCGCAGGGCCGACGACGGGGCCCGGGTCTCCGACTGCAACGTGCACATCCGCCGCCACCCCCACTGACTCCCGCTCCCGGCACGCAGCACGCCGGCCGTGCCGGTAGCGGGACGAGCGGCCCGACCCCGCGCCCCCGTCGGGGACGGGCCGCTCACCCAACGAGGTCGGACAAGGGCACGCCGATCGCGTCGGCGATGAGGAGGAGGGAGCTGTACGGCGGGTCGCTGGTGCCGCGCTCGATGCGTTGCACCGTGCGGCGGTCGATACCGGTCAT